CGAACCAAATACTTTTAGTCTGTTAGTACTCAGCATTTGCCACACAGCATACAGGCCAGCTTCAACAGATTTGTTGGCATTCTCAAGGTCAAGACCTAAACCTAGGTATTGTTCAAAAAGTTGCTTTCCGTCATCTTGACTGCGGCCATGTGCAGCTGAATCAACCACACCAGGAATCCATGTTCCACGAGCCTTAATGGCATCTGCATGGATCAGTGGCAACTGTTGTCCCTGGTAATATTCAGAATACAGATAAGTTATGTTACTAGTCGGATCTGTGGCTGCCCAAACAGTTGCAGTCTTCTTCCAGCCAACATCCAACGCATAACAGCGAAGCCAATGATCGGGAATAGCAAAATCAGCGACAGTGATATTAGATTCGAGGATTGGATAAATTGCACCAGCCCCAAGTTGTGGAACACCCTTCGACCTAGCGTCACGTTGATGTGGTGGTAAGGCTGCCCAGAGTTTATCTTTCTGTTCTTTGGTGAGGTGTGGAGCATCATCCCATGTCGCCTGGATTAGGAATTTGCTACCTTCTTGATTATCCTCAATCTTTCCATTCGGCATAAACTGAAGAACAGTGTCAGTTAAGCCTTCAAGAGGAGTGAATGTAAGCATAATCAAACCATTTGTCGTCATGGTCCGAGTTATACATTCAGTATAGATTGGCAATGGACATTCTTCGTCCAGCCAGATCAGGTCTTGCTCAGTTCCTTCAAAAGACTTGCGTCCTTCAGCATAAGACTTGATCTTAATACGAGATATGCCACCAGAAATATGCTTGACCAAGATCATGTCGATGGCATTAGCTACTCCGCCGGCTTTCGGACTAGTTTTGATTATATATTTTTCGGGGATAAGGCCAGTACCGTACTCTTCAGGATTGCCGATCAGCTTATACTGAACGATATCTCTGGCAGTTGTACTGGTCGTACCACATGCCCAAATAGAAACTGGTTTGGTAAATCTCTTGCCAGCCCACCAAGCAGGATATCTGCCGGTTGCATGAAGAGTTGTTTCGTATGCACCAATACCTTCGCTTTTGCCTATGCGATTTGCGGCCATGATGCAACGCTCAGAAAAGTCTGCTCCGGCTGCAAAAAATGCCATGTGCTTAGGATAGTTATTTCGACTCAGCTCGCCGTCATCTGGATAATATTGTGCAATCTTGTTTTGCTTGATCCGGATGTTTTTGGCTTGCAATAGTTTGAGGTATTGCTCTTTGCGGTCTCTATCAAGGTGGGAAAGATCCATCATTATGACCTTTTAATATTGTGAAAGGGGTCAAATGATAAATCTTCTAAAATTGAAGTGTCTTCCATCAGAATGGGTTCTTCAAAATCTTCATCAGGAATAAAGAGTCCTTCTTGTTCTTCAGTACAGAATAAATCTTCCAGAGATAAATCATCCTCGTTAGCAGGCATCGTGACAACAGCATGATCTGAGGTAAGAGGAATGGTCGTAAAGGATAGGTTTTGTCGTAAGGACTTTTTAATCTCTGGAAGATTTTTACCCCCTGTGCGATTGATAGCTTCTTCTATGGCTGCTATTTCAGCATCGAGCTCTTCATCCGTTTTGGTTTGCAGTGTCATGTCGATGTTCAACCGATCTGGAGCTTTATACCCATTGCGATCGAGAACATCTTTGGCTGCATTAAATTGTACGGATGCTGGTACAGCTTTGCGTGAACCAGAGTTGAGCAAATGTTCAAAGGTTGCGAGTGCTTCTTTGTTGAGGCTGACGAGCTTCTTACGGACGTCCAAAGTTGCTTCGTGCGCCCTGTCTTGAAGGCCATTCAAGTAGGCTTGCCCAAGCGGTGAACGCAGAATTGTCGATACAGAGGATTGTGCCATACCAAGACGCTCAGCGATCTCCTGATTTTTGTACCCGTTAAAGGCCATCTGGATAATGTTGCGGTGCTGGCTTTTCAGTTCTTTAAGCATGACAAGTGATAAATAGCTCTACTGGATTAATAGGTTAAATGGATGTTGTGAACCTTTTGGAATTGTCTTATTTTACGTTGACATATTATAGTGAAAAGGTCAATATTAAAATGCATAAGGCCTTAATTTTCCTGCTTTTTCCATAATGACGGCAATCATATTGAGCCTCCTATAATATGTAAGGACTGCCAAGTTAATTCTGGCTACAGTTCGGCTAATTATACTAAGATGACTGGTTGGCTAGTTATGATTGTTCCCGATTAGTTGATGGCTGGCCTGGCTGTTCATAAGTGAACACGGTATGTATATGTACCAATTGACGGCAATGAGAAGTTGCTTGTTTCCGCAACTCTATATAGAAACCCTAATCCACTACAGTAGGATCGAGGCATCCACATACAGGCAGGTTACACACAATAATAATTGTTCCCGCGACATACGTCGCAACCACACAAGAGATGCACCAGGCAAGCAGATAAATCCTGGCAAACTGTGGAACATTTCAACAGATAGAATATTTTAATATGATGGGCCTGGCAACCTTGACAGCCTTCAAGCAAGTTACACTAGGCTATATTGCAAATGACCAGACAAGTTGTACCAAGCAGACTGGGGGGCAAAATAACTCTTGACAACCTGGACATGATGGGCTATTGTAATTGGGAAAGGACAATTAATTAGAAAATGAAACAAGGTGGAAAATAACTCTTGACAATCCTTTCCACAGTTGATATACAGTAATTAACAGGCTGAGAAAAGGTCTCAGTCATAAGGAGTTAAACCCATCATAAAGGAGTTTTATCATGGCAAAGTCAATATTTGTAACACTGGATACGTTGAAAACAGAGACTTCAGTCCCGGCAGTTGGTATCATGGTAAGCCATACATTGCCCCGGTCAATCTTTCCGACCTCTGAACAATTCAGCGATGAAGAAAAGTTGGTTGCATGGGCAAAGGAAAGCGGATGTCTGCATGCATGTTTGCAGAAAGGAGTACAGGCAAAGTTGATTGATGCACGAGCAACCTTCAAAGCCACAAAGAAAGGTGCTGAATGGTCGGCTGCGCTTGGACAAGAGAACGTGGACAAGATGAAATGGGAAGCTGCTGAACGTCCGGCAAGTGCCAAGAGTGACGAGCAAAAAGCCATTGAAGCTATGGCCAAACTTAGCCCGGAACAACTTGCAGTAATCATCGCAGGTATGCAAGTAAATAATTAGCAACCATCTAACCTCGGGCATAATCATAGCGGTTATGCCCGAGCCTGGAGGTGCAAGCATGAAATATTCAAAACGTTTCATAAGTTTCTTTAATCGCAAATCCGCTCCATACCTGCCTGAGTGGGTAATCGAAGCATGGTATATGCAATTTAATGAAGTTGACTTCCACCTGGTGAAAGCATCATGAAAATTTCCAAACTCTCAAAAGATGTTACATACGGAATTAGTTTTGCTAAAGCGATTAAGCTTACTTCAGATCGAGAAGAAATGAAAGTTGTTAGGTGCATATTATGCCAGGATTGCCACAATGTTTCTCGTGTGCTGAAGTATCTTGGCCTGATGCCTGAACGATACAACAAGGCCATTCAGACAGGCATTTGTATTGAACTAACTCGTTAATAAAAAAGCCTAACAACCTGGCTTTAATCTTAGCCTGATTAGGTTCCTGTAACCTTTTCGGGCTTTTTCTTATTGCTAATGCCTAACAACCTGTAAATTGCCTAACAAACTGAATTGCATGATTAGTGATTAGATGATGGTTGTATGGGCGTTCGATGGTGAACAGGATATAGTGTATTCAAAGGTGTCCAGGTGAGGACAAACGTAACCAAACGTAACCACATGGACACACATAATTGGCACCAGACGTACACCAAACATAAACACCTGGCACCGGATGAACACACATAATTGGCACCACCTGTCACCACATTAACATCTATTGGCACCAGATGGCCACAGGTACGTTAGAAAAAGGTAATCATTTCAAATACTTGCGTGCCTGTGTGTCCAAAAGTGTCCAATAGTGTCCAACCGTACACCACCCCCCTGTGTCGTGAAGGGAGAGGGGGTCTGTTTTAGTATTTAATTTTTTTTTTAAATACTTAAATAGAATGGTCGGGGGGAGGTGTACGCACGGACTCTTTTGGCACCAACCGTACACAGCCCTAAAATTCCCCAACAATATCAACCACTTACACAAGCATCCTGTCACCAACCGTCACCAAAACATTACCACCAATCACCAAAAACGGCACCACCAGGCACCAAACCCTTGACAAATGGCACCAACCCGTGTTAAACCGTCACCAAACCGTACCAACCGGACACAAAACGCCCGGTAACAACAAACCTCAACCAACGGAGCAACCATTATGTCAAGCCCACACATGTCATTTCGCCTAAATCATTACCAACTAGCCAAAGCATTAAGAATCCTTGTAACCTTAGAACCCAACCAACCAATAGCATCGCTATCCCAGGCAGCAAAATTAATAATCATTGACTGGATATCAAAGCACTCCATCCATACATCATTAGAATGCGCTCAAGCAGACATAAACGCAATCAAGTTAATCAATACACTGCAGGTAGACCAAATAGACCCATACACAACCATACAAAACATTATGGCACAAGCAAAAGCTCAACAACCATTCCAGGCACAACAATCATTACAGATAAAAGCCCAGGCACAGAAATCAGCCCAACAAATACAAAGAGATATTGAAGATACCAGACTCTTTGAACAGCTCAGACGTGAACATGTATTAAAAGAAGCACAAGAATTAAAAGATAAAGAGCTTGATACACAAATAGAGCTATCTTTGCAAACAAGAAAACCACTTCCCAAACCGTCAGAATTCCATGATCCAAACATCACCGAGTCAGAAATATCAACTATAACTGACTTCAGCCCACCGAAAGATTGGATTGACAGCGAGGAGTAAACACAACAAATGAACGGGCATAACGTGGTGGAATTACACAGTTTTTACGTTATGCCCCCCGCTTAGCCACCACAACGGCCGCCACGCCACGTTCCCGACCGTCCATGCCACCATACCCACCGTCCCGTTACGGCCTGTCACGGCCATCCTACGCCCTTCTAGCCCCTATTTCGCCCGGCCACCATACTATATACACGCCACCAACCAACTACCACAACGTAGCACAACGGCTTCGCCGTAAACCACCTACGTGTTTTTTGTTGACAAACCCACGTGTATACGGTACAATAACACATACTACAGCCATACTACAGCCATAGAGGAAATCAAAGCAATTGCAAGCGCTCTTCCAACAGACCAAGCGCGCGAAACAGTAGTACTATTTTTATTTTCAATAGGTTTTACAGCAGAACAGGCTCAACAGATTATCAATAACGATACAGTTTTAAAGAATATCTTTACAAATTAATCCGGGAGTTATCATGAAACCTTCCGAAGCAAACTATTATCTTGTAACCTCCAATGCTAGAGCCACAATCAGCAAAGGAACGGTTCTTATTAATTATACAACTAAGAAGCCATTTCCATGTAATTTCTGTCACCAACTAACTTTACGAATTTGCCTAGATACCAGAATCAAAGATAACAATCTCAACCTAATTAATTGCTGCAAAGAATGCCAAAAGATTCAAAATGGTGCTAAAGAAACCATTACTATCAGTACAGTCTGTAAGAAAGATGACGAAGTTGTTAAGGAATCTAAAATATGAACACAACATTCTATTATGCCATTGCCCCAAGTGAGCTGTTCCACCTGCAAGAGCAATGCACAATTTGGATGCCTGAAACCCAGCCGCTTGACCAAGCAATCTGGGAACCCTCACAAATCATTGCTACCTGCGACTTGAGCTACTTATTTCAAATCTCTGAAAGGCTCAAGATCGGAGCCATTGCACCTAGTGATGTCATTTGGATTGAAGTCAAGAACCAAACAGCGACAGGTTACATCTTTGGAAGTGACGGCAAGATTGCAAACTTCTTTCGCATAATCTAACTTATGGAGATTATTATGGAAACTCGATATGACTCTTATTATGAAAAAGAAATTCCTTATAAAATGTCTTTAGAAGAATTATTATCTATTGAGTATAAACGTGAAGAAGATATTTTAGCTTATTTTAGATATATTGGCATTGATAATGTAAGAGTTATTTTACCAGCAACACCACAAGCCAGTATTCATAAAACCCCTTTTTTTGGAATTGCTATGTGTTCTAGTAATAAAACTGCTACTCTTTGTAGAATGATTAATAATAAAAATGATTTATATAATCCATTAATAGAGAAAGAAAATACTATTCATCCAGGACATTGGTATCATGTCTATAAAATTGAATTTACTCCTATAGAGTATGAAGGAGTAATTGAAAGGTTTTATTTTTCTGCTTTCTGTTCATTACTAAAATCAGATAAGGCTAAAATTGTCTAACCAATCCAAGCAACGGAGTTGCCCGCTTTTAACCACCAGCCAATCAAGGAGAACAAAGCATGAATAAGCAAAGCTACCAAATTCAGTCTGATTATTTCTGTAAATGTGGAAAACCAATTAAAATGAACCTCTTTAGTAAGAAAATAGCAAAGACCTTCTTTGCTACAGGTGTCACAGAATCTCAATCGGAAAGCCAGCCCAACATGTACCACGAAGAAAAAGGCTTGATGCAGGACTGCCAGTGCATAACTAAATTGCCTGCCTAATCACCAGGGCAAAGACTTTGCAATATTGAGCTTTGCCCCCCCCCTGGTTATGAGTTAGTCAATTTAATAACCTTAGATATGACCAAATGTTTAGTTTCGCTGTTCATCCTTGAACAACCATTACAACAATTTACACTAAGGGGAGAATGTTATAATTATGAAAGGCAAAACGATTCGTTTCTACAACAGATTTGGAACCCATATGGGCTGGAAATACCTTGCCAATGTGACATACTTTGAACTGCTTAACTGGCTCAAGGCAGGCAACACATTAAGATTTCAGAAACAAATCCTGACTAAGGACTCTCACAGTAATGAAATCTTCAAAATCTTGCGGAGATCATAATGACAATGACATCAGAAGAGATTATGTCTTTCCAAGGGCACGAGTTTACCTACGTGTTCGAAGATAACGATACAATGTCAGCATATGTTAAGAAAATAGACTTAGAAAAAGAACTATTATCTTTCTGGAGCTTTTCACTAGTTACAGATAGCGGATATGAGTTTGAACCACTAGATGATGAAGAAAAAATTGAGGGTGCTTGTTGTTTAGGTTATTCAAATACATTAGATAAAATTATTGAATTTATTACAGAAATAAAAACTATTAGAAAACATTTATCTAAACAAACAGGAATTTATTTTGACGGATGTCCATTCTAAGGAGCTTAGACATGAAAAAACTCTGTCCAATTTGCAACACCCTCAATGAAGCAATCGGCTTCAACTTAACTGAAAAAGAAATTCATAACATTCGTAAGATTGGTTTGTCCGAACAGCTTTGCAAGACCTGTTACCAGAAAGAACTTGCAACCAGGCTAGAATCTACCAAAGCTACTTTAATTCCGCTGAACAAAGAAAAAGAAATTACTCAGACTGCATACCATAAAGCCTATGAAGCATGGAAAGAAGTAGCCAGCATTTATCAAGCTATCGATTACAATCTCAACATGAATAAACATGCAATCAAAATGAAAGAATCAACCAAGATAAGAGTGCCAAAAACTAGTGAACCAGTCAACATTGAGCTTCTTTGCCAGCAGATTCTTTCTACCCTAAGTAAAGAACAACAACAGGCTATTATTCAAACCTTTAAAGCAACTCAAACCATAGGATAACTAAAATGACTAAAATAGACCAACTATTTATTAGAGCATGCAAAAGTAAAGATCCTTATAAAAGACTTAAATCTATTCGTCGTCGTTTCTACATTCGCCTTAATGATGATGACAAATATATTACAATGAAATTGGCTGAAATATGTGATACATACATTCCAGTTAAATCCATTAAAATATTTGAGGACCTTACTCATCCATTTGTAATGCGTAATGCCACTATTCAAGAGAAGTTATTTCGTCTTTTCTTGAATAATATTAGATTTGCTGAAATAACTGCATTTCCTGGCATGATACCGCCTGCGATGTTTAGAAAAGTTAAAGATTAAATATTTTCCAATTAATAGGAACCATTACAATGTCAAGCCCAATCATTACATTCCGCTTCACAACCTATCAACTTGCTCGTGGCCTGCAAATTGTCCGCAGCCTGGAGCCGAACTTCCAACTTACTAGTCTTAGCCAACTAGTCAAGATCATCTATACTGATTACCTGGCAAAAATGACCCTTAGCCAAACAGATGAAGTAAATCCAGACATTATGCAAGAAACCCAAGTTTTTATCTTAAATCCCAGAAAGAGAGAAATCAACTTGATATCATTGGCTGATGAGGAAAACTTCACTCATCAGGAGGTATAATATGAAAAGAATACACGTAAACAATATTGTTATATGTAAAACATATTATGCAGTATGTGTGGGTTCAATATCAGCAATACAATTTGAAGAGATAATGATACCTAAAGATACAGTACATAATTTCAGAACAAATTTTACTTATGCCTGGTACTTGTCTGATATTGGTATTGAATATGAAAATGAATCATATATAAACAATCTTAATCGAGTATTTGATACGGAAGAAGAAGCTAAGAATTGGATAAGCACTGAAGAGTATAAACAAGATTTAGAACGCCATTGGAATGTGTGTTCTTTTGGTAAATAACATCAGTCAATTAATAAAGGAACCAACTATGAGTAAAGCCCGCGTAGTTTCAACCCGAATGACTATTGAAGATCTTGCCAAAGCTCGTGATGGCCTACTTGCTAAAGGCATAGACCCAGCTGAATTAACAACTAGTCAAATTATCAAACTTACTTTTTATTATGGAATCATTTATCTCTGCCAAGATCCAAAATCTCCACCGAGTCAAGAATCCATAGACTTTGTAAGGCAGAAATTCAGCAAGACAAAAGTAACCAGGAGAATGCTCTTAACTGATCTGGAATAATAATCTTGCAAGATTTTAAAGAACTCACAATCAAAGGAGACATAAAAATGATAACAAGAGATAATATGAAAACAATGCTTGGAGTTGAATTTGATTACATTGACAGGAATGGAAGTATAACAAAGGCTTTTGTAAAAGTAGTTGATCCACAGAAAGGTATATCTTTATTTTCATTATCTGACAGAACAGAAGATGGTTTTTGTCCAAGAGATGAAGGATTTAAAACTGAACAAGATGGTACTTGGTGCTTAGCATCTTTAGACTTCTCAGTAGAAAGGGAACTTGAAATTGCTTTAATGGATTTAAATGAAATTAATTCTACAGGAAAATTAGCCCCATTTAAAAGAGTAGAATCAGATTATGATGGCAGTAATAATATAAATTGTATTTTTAGTTAGGAGTACTCATAATAAAGGACCAAAAACAATGAAATTAATATTCAAACTTCTTACAGCCCTTATCATCTTAATCCTATTCGGCATTGCAGGAGAAATGGATTATCAACATACCATCTCGCAACAAGAACCAGTAGTTCAATATTAAAAGGAGCACTATTATGTGGGACTTCACTAAGAATGCGCAATATTCTTTTCGTACTTTTTATATCCCTGAACGTATGATGTATGGATTGGAGCGTTATATTGAGGGGCACATTAAACCAGGAGGTTTTCTCTCAGCAGTTCTTAAAAATGATCTTCGCGGCGCTATTAACCATGCAGATAACGAAAACATTCAAAAGCTGCCAGCATACATAGAATTTTTATATAATGAAGCACCAAGCTTATGTTGTGGGAAGTGAAAAGAAGTTTAACGACTGGTTAAATAATAAATAATCACCATGAAAAAACTCCCACACTATAAGACACCAACTAACTTTCTTTGTCCAGCCTGCAATCAGCCCTGTCGCATAATTGCCTTAGACGATTCATTCAGTTATTCTGGCACTCATTGCACTTATGGCCAAGCTGGCATTCACTATCCATCTGATTATGGCTCACCTGTAACTGATTGCTGCGAGGCAGACGTTCCAGATGCTGAGATGGATGAACCAGATTATTATGATTATGGAGATTAAGTTATGGTAATGAAATATAAAGGCAAGACTCTTACCACCGAACAAGAGTCGCATGTCAATACCATTCTTGATGGAAACAATTATGCCATCCAAGCACCTCCTGGCAGTGGCAAAACATTCTTACTCCTCGCTATGGCGCGCAAAATGTCAGGATACGGATTATCAATTTCATTCAACAAACTTCTCGCTCAAGAAGCTGTAACCAAGTTTTCTAGCAACATAATGTGCAAAACTGGCCATGCCTTAGCATACGGTGCAATTGGTTACAAATATAAGAAGAAGCTCAGCAAACTGACAGGCAAACAACTAGCTGATACTTTCGACATTGGAGAATGGCAGTTATATAACAGTCCAGCCAACAAAGGATACCTCATTCTAAATACGATCCGCAAGTACTGTTATTCTAGCGATGAAGTTATTCAATACAAACATTTGCCAAGATTAACAATTCTTCAGGATGCAGACCTGGATATTATGCGTGAAGATTTGGTTCACCATGCCAATCTTGTATTTAATGAAATGGCTGATGTTAATAAGCATATGCCAATAACTCATGATGTTTATCTCAAAATCTGGGCATTAACAAACCCAATCATTAACAAAGACTTTATCTTCTTTGACGAATATCAAGATAGCAACCCAGTTATTGCACAAGTAATCAAGAATCAAAGTTGTCAAAAGATCTTCGTTGGAGACTGTTTCCAGCAAATCTACAGTTGGAGAGGTGCAGTCAATGCCTTGCAAGACGAGAATTTGGCAAAGCTATACATTACTAGAAGTTTCCGATTCGGTGAAAACATAGCCAATATGGCAAACACTATAATCATAGGCTATTATCCATATCAGTTTGCTTATGTGCCATTTCATGGCAACGACGATGTTGTTTCTTCTATCCATTACGAGCCCCTTCCAGCTGTGGATGCCATTCTCTGTCGAACAAACAAAGGAATTATTGCAGAAACAATCGAAGCTCTTGATAAGAATCTTTCTGTCCACATCCTGGGAGGTACTCAACAACTTACATATCTTATCAACTCTATAATTCAGCTCAAACTCCAGGGATATTCAAATCATCCAGACTTATTCCTTTTTAAGAACTTTGTCGATCTAGTCGAGTATGCTAATTCTCCAATGGGCGGAGATATTAAGCCAATCCTAAAATTAATCGAACTCTATGGCAGGGAACGCTTATTAAGTATTCTAGAGTCAACTGTGGAAGATCCAAACGAAGCCGACGTAACCATAATTACGGCCCATAAAGCAAAAGGTCTGGAGTGGCCTAGAGTGAGGCTAGCTAACGATTTCAAGGTTCCCAGCGATCAGGGCAACCCTACTACTGAAGAAACCAACATATTGTATGTAGCCGCATCCAGGGCACTTCATCAACTCGATGTAAGCAAGTGTGAAGCTTGCTGGCCACACACATTTGACAAGGCTCGAAAGGTTGCCTATGAACAATGGCAAGTAGATCAAATGACAGAAAAGGAGACTAAGCATGAATACAAAACAACAGAAGATAATTAATAACTTATCATTTGAGATATCCAGTGCTTTAATTTCAGCAGATCATTATTATTGCAGTCAAGAGTCTGATCGAGATAAGATTGAAGCATATCATAAAGGTTATATGCAAAGGGTTGAAAAATTACGAGTCATTCGTGAACAACTAGAAAATGAATTTACAACTACAATGTATGATCCAAGATAAAGGAGTTAAATTATGAACAAACGACAACTAAAGAAAATAATCACCCTATATCGAGAAGGCTTATCTTGTGAAATCTGCATAGCTGTTATTGTGGATTTAATGAAGGGAAAAACTCCATTAGAAATAGGAACTGCAATTCATTCTTTTTATGAATTAATATTTGATCTTGATGTAAAGAAAAGTTAAATTAAAGCATAAATAACTAAAAAGGAGATTATAATGAAAGTAACAGTAGAATTAGATTTTTATGATGTACAAGAAAACGGATTTGAAACAGCTATTGAAAATGCTATTATTTATAAATTAACATCTGATTTTGAAAAACGCGCAGAAGCATTTATTTCTGATAAAATTAATATAATGCTTCAATCAGCAGTTGAAGTTACTATTGAAAATAAAATGCGAAATCTTTTAAATGAGGATGTTGTAATCACTGATAAGTGGGGAAAGAAAATATTTGTTGGAAGTCCTGAAGATTATATTAAAAAGCAAATGGATGAAAAATTATTATCTCCTGTAGATAATTCTGGTAAAAAACTTTCAGGATGTACATCTTCAGGTCAAACTTGGCTAGAATGGAATATTGAAAAGGCAATAGAATCTACTATAAAAACACTAACTTCTGAAACTAGAAGTAGTGCCTTAAAAGAATATACAAAACTTTGTAATGATATTCTTGAAGAAATTAAAATGAGTTCAACTCATGATGCTTTATCGAAAGTTATGAAAGATATTGTTAATCAAAAGTAAAAATTTTTATAACGGAGCCAATTGTGAGCAAACGCAAATTCTTGCCAGAACTCTTCGGAATGAATCTTTACCAGACTGGTCGCAACGAAACTTTTTATGCCTGGAATCATAAACATGCCATTAATAAAAGGCCAAACGAATTGATTTATTTTATTACAGATGTTGGGAAAAGAATATTAATTATTAATAAATAATTTAAATTAAAAGGGGCACTTAAATGTTTGAAGGAAAGAGAATTAAATACATTAGTCCAAGTGGTAATTCATATGATGCTATGGTTGTTTCTTGTGTAAAAGATATAGGAATAACATTAGTAAATGCCGATACTTCTTCACAATATCTTTGGTGTTTACAGAAGCTAGAAAGGGTATAATAAATGGTATTGTAGATAGAACTCTTGAAAAGATAGGAGGATTTGCTTCTTCTGAGTCTTGTCTATTTGGACAATAAGGATACAAATATGATCATTAATAATAAAATAATAATAAGTATTGGTATACTTTTTAGTGCTATTATAATATTTTTTGCTTTTAAAGCTGACTTAGAAAAGAATAAAAGAATAGCTGAACTGAAAGAAAGGGCAAACTTAGTGCCAGTCGTAACTGTTGACGCACTAGGCATTTGTAAAGTAACGCAAGGAGGCAAAACTTACATGCTGATTGATGTTACTAATGAAACGAAAGCACTTGATGAGGTTAAACAAACTATTAGTACGGAGAAATAATGTGCGAAAGATTACTCGAATACTTCATACTCTTCTTACTCGCCTGTGTAACCTTAATTCTTTTTTTACGCGAAAAAGTAAAAGCTCTTATGATCAGGATAGAAAAATAATGCGAATAGCTAGACTACATATTTGGAGGGTAAAATGAATACTGTAAAAAATACTTTAATCTTTCTAGCATCTTTTATAATCGTAGGATTATTTGTCCTTCTTATTGATCAATTGTACCCCACACCTCCGATTGATCAAGCAGCTTTTCAACCTTATTCTAATAGAAATGTTATTACAAGTTTGGATAAATAACTTGGATTTACCTATAAATTGAGTAAGTATTTAAGGATTTTATGAAATAGTAAAAAGGCTAAAAAAGTGAAAAGAGTGCTTGACAAGGGCGATTTTTTCTGTTATTGTGGTCGAATAATACCGGATTTTACCGGAAAGCACCAAGGGACGTAAAAAGCCGTTTTCAAGTCGGGCATGTCGCCCATTCTACAAACCCACTAATTAGGAGAATCAAAAATGAGCATGATCAAAGTAGTTAGCAACCAGGCATCTCGTGAAATCACCGTAACTGAGCCGGCAGTATTGAACCTCGGAACTATCGAAGAAATGGTACAGGCGCTCGGTGAGGATCTTACCGTGAACATGATCAAGAACCAGCTGAAGGTTTCTTTCCGCGCAGTTATTCGGCGCAAACTGGAAGAAAAAGATGACAATAACGAGTTCAGCAATACTGACGAAGCCATCACAGCTGAAGACTTCAGCGACTGGAAGCCGACTCTTCGCATTACTAAGACTCCCGAGGAGAAAGCTCTGGAAGCTCTTGGTAATCTGCCTCCGGAAGTTCGTGATGCAGTTCTGGCGCAGTTCAACAATCGGTAAGCTTGCCTGACAACTTGGAAAGACAAGTCGTATAGGACACGCATACGTTAAAGCGAAGTGGGGGTCGGTGGAAGCCCGACATTTCTTATTTGCTTATATTAGTAGTGGTGGCGAAATAAAAAATGGTAGACGCAGCCGATTGTGTCCATAAGTAAACCTAGCCCATGTTTCTATGGCCGGACACAGAGCGAATAGTGTAATCGAGGGTAAAGGCTATTCAATTGCAGGTTCAAATCCTGCCCACTACTTTTTAACTCTTACTGCCGGAAACGCATTGGATAGCAAGTCCATGCGCACCATTCGACCTGAATTGACAGGTATCGCCAGCATGACGATGTTGGAATCGGCTTCTTAGTAAGATTCAACGAGAGGATTTCTCAAATGAATTTTTACGAAAAAATAGACTATAGTGCATTATTCACTTATCAGTTATGTCCACGCAAGTTTCTCTTCCAGTATGTAATGCATCTCAAACCAGCTGGACAGTCCATCCATTTAGTCTTTGGCTCCTGTTGGCATTATGGCCTTGAGGCTGCTTACAACGAATTACTTAAAAACCCATCTCTTAATGTTATCGAAGTAACTGAAATCTCCATCAAGGCGTTTAACAAACTCTGGAAGCTCGACGGCGAGCCTTTCTGGAAAAATGAAGATGCAATCTTCCCCAAGAGCCCAGGACATGCAGCTAATATGTATAAGGGTTATTGGGACCGCTTTCTTAAGGCTGACGTTCACGAGCGTTCAATCCTCGCTGTTGAAGCACCATTCTCAATTGATCTTTCTATCAATGGTTCGCATCTTCCCAATTATGTTGGCAGACTAGATTTAGTATTTTCAAATGGTCGTGATAGCGTAGATGTGTTGGATCACAAAACTACGAAAGCTCTCTATGCTACGACCTCACAATCTTACGAAATGTCATATCAATCTGACGGTTACTTAACCGCTGGACGGATATATTATGATAAAATTCCAACCATTACTTATCGCATAGCTTTGTGTCAGAAATCCAAGATTGACTTCATCCCGATTACGATTAACAAACGATCTGCATCTATTGAGCATTTTTTATCTGATCTATGTCATTATGCAACAGAGATTCAAAAGAACCTAGTTTTGCTTGAAAACGACAAGGTTACTTGTCATGATCGAACTGATACATTACAATCTTTTCATCGCAACCCTGGATATTCATGTACTTCATTTTCTTCTACCTGCCCATATTATGATATATGCAAAATTCGGAATAATCCATTAATGTGGCTTGATAAAGCTCCTCAGGGATTTCATTTCTCTGAATGGGATCCGGAATTACACGAGGCAAACACTAAGCAAAGGTTGGGTGAGGTGTAATTATGAAACATGGTATAATTACAGAAATTAATTGGAAATATATAGCAGCTGTATTAGCTAATGAAGGTGATGATGTGCAAAGTGATTTTTTTAAATCATTTGTTGCAGAATGTAAAACTTGGGGAACATCATACGAAGTTCAAACACAATTAGCAAGTATAAATGCTAAACTTACTAAGGATGAAAAAGAATTATTAGGAATGATAACTTATCAATCTGATAGTGAGGTGTAATATGAGCCATTATTCAAATGATTCAACAATGATTAAATTAGATCATTCTTCAGAATATGGAAAAGATTGTTTGAGATTTTTTTATAATGGATCTATTATTGCTGAGATAATTTGTTTTCAATGGATTCCTAAAATACAAGAACAAATTATTTTTGTTAATGATAAATATTTTGTAACAGAAGTTATTCATGATTATATAAACAAAACTTGTTCTTGCTATTTGTCAAAATAAATTAAAATTGCTGGAGGTGTAACTATGTTATTTCCAGGCACTGCAAAAGGATTTTACATTACTATGGCAATTGCAGCAATTATTATTTTAGTGGTAGTATTTACTGATAATTATAATTGGTAGACCTCATGCACCCCCTTTTTTATTACTATCATTTAAAGGAGTTTTAAATGAAAACATTTGAATTAGTTTACACAATCGAAGCAGGTTCATCCTGGAGAGGTAAAGAAGCTATTAAGATTAAGAGCAATCTTGCTGATGACAAACTGGTAGATTGTGAACTTTCCCAAAGTCTTATTGATCATCTCAAAACAGAAGCTGCTGTTCTTGATCCAGATAAACTTCTCCTAACTATTGCCGAGGCACAGAAACGAGAAATTCAAACTAGTATTGAAAACATGGACGACATGGCTGTTCTAGCAAAAGCTCATGCTGATAAAGCATATGAAATTCTCTCAACTATTTCTGAGGAAGCAGAGACTAAGTATGCAGAGATTGAAAAGAAATTTTCAGCTACAGAAAAGCGTTTCAAAGATAAGATGCTTTCCACTTCTGAGAGTATCAAAACTCATATGGAAAAACTCTCTGCTGTTGATGAAAAACTTACAAAGATTGACAATTGGCAACTGGAAAAACTAACTGAGACTTTGAAACAGTTAATTAAAATCATAGAGGTTGATCCTGAACTTGTTAAGCTGGTTTTGGATTATAAGAAGGCATAATTATTTTATTTAAAGGAGTTTTAAATGAATCCACAAGTAGCTACAGTACCAAATTTCAACAAGACAAAGCTAACTGAAAAGCAACGAATCTTTAATCTTAAATTCCTCTTGACTGGTAATTCAGGTTCTGGCAAAACTCACTTCACAGCAACCTACACCAAGGGACCGCTTCATTATTATATGTTTGATAAGGGAGGAGAAAAGACAATAGAGAAAATAGCATCCAAAAGGAACGATATCACAATTGATAATTTCTCAGCTGACTCTTTGCTCTTCTCTGATTTTTGGCGGACATTCCAGGAGGATGAAAAAAATGGTCTGTTCCAGTGGCTGAAGGAACAGTCAGGCATGTTAGTTCTCGACTCTCTGACAAATGCTAACAAGAAAGCAATCCATGAAATTGAAAAGAAGTCTGGTATTACTCCGAGCGGCATTGGTAAAAAGATCGACATGAAGATGGGAATGGCGCCTGCTCATTGGGGCCAACTGTTGAACTGGATGAGCACTTTAGTAAGTTCACTCCAGGAATTGCCGTGTGCAGTTGCAGTGACTGTCCATTTGCACACGCTCATGAATTCTGATCAAGAAGTAGTAGCAAGGTATCCCGCAGTCAACGGCCAGTTTCGTCAGTTATTGGCTGCTGATTTTGATGAAGCCTACTTGCTAACGACACAAGGAACTAAGAGGCAAATCTTCTTTACTGAAAAGCTTGCATTCGAAGCAAAGTCCCGAGTGTTTGATATGCCAAAGGTTGAAGGAATTTCTATGGATCAGTTGGCAGCAGCTTATTTGGCAGGTAAAACAGTTATTCCACAATCCATCTCAGCTTAATTAAAGGAGTTTTAATTATGAAAATTGGAGTCAAACCAAAAAGTTATACCGATGTTATATGCTTTGATATTCCTGATAAAGAAAATGCTCAATTTATTGATGATATTTTTAATTCTATTTCAGTTAGTTCAGAGGAAGAGCTTGATTTTGTAGTAACTGTCACAGGCAAAAAGAAAGATAAAATAGTCAATAAAGATTTTTATCAAATAGTTGCAGATGAATTAAATATAACAAGAGAAGAAGCAAAGAAAGCAATATTAAATCTTCAGTATAAAGGAGAAAATAAAACAGAATAAAACTAAATTAAAACAAACTAAACTAAAGTAATTAAACTAACTTTTGACTAGAGAATAGTTCTTTGGTCAAGCATCACGCATCATACCAAACTTATTTAAAGGAGATTTACTCATGTCTATGATTCCTAATCTGTCCGAAATTCCTGACAAAGCACCTGTTGAAGCTGGCGAATATGACCTCACCATCTCTAAGGTCAAAGAGACCAAGTCTCAGCGCACTGGCAGGTATGGTTGTCAGCTGATTATTAATATCGACGGAGAAGATAACGCATCAACTATCTTTCACACTCTCTGGTATGGTAACTACAAAGATTATCAGGGTGACGATGAAGAAAAGAATAACCTCATGTGGCGGATGGTAAAAGATTTTCTCCGTGCACTTGGACTTGATCCAGACCAGGAAACCGACGAATCTGATCTGGTCGGCCTCAATTTTACGGCTGAACTCAGTTTTAATGATGGCATGTCGACAGATGATGATGGTAATCCGATCAAGGTTGGTCAGCCAAGGAATGAAATTGCTCGTGTAGTTTAATAACGGAGCTTTATGATCAAGTTTAATTCGATATTAGAGTCTAGTTACCACTTTCAGTTAGCTAGGTCTGGCATTGCCGGAACAATGTCATTCTGAACGAGGCGTTGATGTGACGCCTACAAGATATCGGAATAAATAAAACTTGCTGTTCACTTATGAACGAACTGTTGAATGGTTCGCAAGTAAGTGAACAGCAACTTACAATTGAATGTATGAATCTAATAATCCACATAGATCTGGCCTATGGTTAGGATTATACCTAAAGTAGCATTTGTGTAATGCTATAGCTCGTAGTTACCAGACATAAGATACTGGACTCAGAGCTAAGAACATGAGAGGTATAATACCAATGCCTCTCATGTCTTGTTTTTATTTATCTTACTAAATAAATATTACTAATGAAACTAATTAAAACATTAAATGATTGGTTATTAAAACGGAAGAGAAAGAATTGTAAGCATCAATGGGCTTCTTCAGATAATTTTCACAGAACCTGCTCTGTTTGCGGATTGAAACAGATTATTGTTTATTATCGATTCGGACCAATAAGGACAGAATGGATTCAAGATCCATGGCAACTTATTAATAAAGGTTGATATTATCTTTACTAAGAATTAATCTGCTAAAATATTAATGTTTAGCAAAGATAAATATCCTTCTAAAGGAGCTACCTATGAATCATGAACAACTCATAAAAGAAATCTCTCAAGCAAACATGGCTTATGCTTCTGGCATACCATTCATGACAGATTCTGAATATGATCTGTTATGGCAACAACTTTATGCTATAGACCCACATAACAATATCCTTTACCATACTGCACAAGGTCGGGCTGCTTTAACGGGCAAAACCTGGCACAAGCACCCCATCTACGGAACTAACAAAGCATTCAACATGCTCGACCTTAAGCCATTCCTTACAAGGTTTGGATCTTATAAATTACGGATCGAACCCAAATACGATGGTTGTGCAGCAGTTATAACTCTTACAGATACCGGAGTAAACATTACTCTTGAAGGTGACGGCAGATGTGGACGAGATATAACTCACTTAATGCCATACATTACGTTTCCATTTCATCTTCGGCACTTTCAAGCAGTTGAGATTCTTATCCTACTAAGTGAGTGGAATCCAGATTATGGAGCAAATCCAAGAAATGTAGTTGCTGGCTGGCTAGACCGCAAATATGACAAGCCTTCTGCCCTGATGACAGCCATTCCACATAATCATGGCAACCTATTTGAAGAATATAACTACTCCGGTAGCTTAGAAGCTATGGGAGATTTTCTGCTTGAGACATATAACAAATGGTCAAAGATCTATCCGATGGATGGACTTATGATTAAGGTGGCTGATGAAAAAGTGCGGCTGGTTGCAGGTAATAATGGACAGACCAATAACTGGAGCATAGCTTGGAAGCCACCAATCCAAGTTAAAGAAACAAAAGTTACCAATATTGAATGGAACATATCTCGCTTAGGTAGAGCTGTGCCAACAGTTATCTATGAGCCGATTGAACTTTGTGGAACTACAAATAATAGAGTAACAGGTAATAATGCTCAGTGGATTAAAGACAGAAAGATTATGCCTGATTCTACAATATTAGTAGGTAAAGCAGGAGAAATAATTCCAAAGATTTTAGTAGTTCAAAATGATATTCCTAATGAGTATAGAAGAAATTTTCTTCCTACTAACTGTCCAAAATGTAATAATATTCTTCAATGGGAAGGAGTACATCTTGTCTGTAATGGAGCTAAATGTATAGCAAAATCAATCGTTTCCATTGCTTACTTCTACTCTCAGAAAGGTATAAAAATCGACGGAGTTGGCGAAGGCATTATAGAAAAGCTACTTCAGAATGAAAAATGTTATTCAGTTCTTTCAACCAAGCCTTGGGCACTTCTTGATCCTCTTAGCTACGACCTTGTGCCAGACATAATAAATACAATCGGAGTAACAATTTATAGCAACATCGCTGAACAAGTATTTTCAATGAATAATCAATGCACAATGGCACACTTCGTCGCAGGTTTAGGTCTTCCAGGCTTAGCATATAAATCATCTCTGCGGCTTTGTCAATATTTAAAAACTGGACAGATTAATATTCACATAACTGATAATGCTAAACGCAGCTTTATTACTGCTGCAACTATTTATACAGAAGCAATTAAGGAAATGAAAAATTTCTCTTTCGCGCAACTCCCTAGTGAAGCAAAAGCAATTTATTGCATTACCGGATCGTTGAGCCAGTCACGAGAAACTATAATAGAAATTCTGAACGGTTACGGATATGAATTTTCATCTGGAGTAACGAGAGAAACAAACTATCTGATCGTCGGAGATGATCCAGGCAGAACTAAGATCGAAAAGGCAACTCGTTACAACATCCCTCAAATAACTGAGGAACAACTTTTTAACCTTTTACGGTGAACAAAATGCTTAAAGAAGAATGTAAAGTAACTGCACGAATAGACAAAGACTTGTACGAACAAGTCCAGGAACACTTTCATCATGGGCAGCAAACAAAACTGTTCAGGCAAATATTCCTTTCGCTGAAAAGCATAATTAATGGTGGAAAGCTGAATGAGGTTCTTGATTATATGTATAAAGGAAAAGCATTAACTTTGCCAGGCATAGAGGAATAATTATGTCTATAGATAATGTAATAAATTCAAAACAAACAGAATTAGCATATTGGCAAGCTAGGAATTTTCCTTCATCAGAATTATTTGCTTTAAGTAAAGAAGATTTAGTACTAATGATCTGCAATCTGCAAATGACTTTAGGTATGTGTGAAGAGATTGGTGAAATAGCTCATACAGTTCTTAAAGGCACTCAAGGTATTCGTGAAGGTAAGAATGGAATTAATAAAGATCTTCTTGCTGATGGCTTTGGTGATGTTTTCATTTATGGCTCTCAATTAATGACTTTAAATAAAATAGATGTATCTGATGCTATAAATACAACTATTCAGCAGGTTTTAAAAAGAGACTGGCAAAATAATAAAGATGATGGTGAGGTTTAACTATGCCACTAATGGATCGTATTTACTGCCGATCATTCTTAGAAATGTCTTATCCTGAGCAAGCCAGACTAATTGAACGCGTTCGGACTATGCGAACCTCTGCGCTGAACGCAGCACTTGTTAAGTCTCAAAAGATCACTAAGTCTGCTATGAAAAATATTTCTAAGAACTCTGGAACAAAGCGCGGCAAGAAGATGCTGGCGGATCCTACCAAGAATGCAACAGACTTGCTTGGTAAACTTTCAGCAGATCAAATAGAGTTAATAAAAAGGCAGTTTCAAAATTTAAACTGAGGCTTATGATGATAGACAGAGAAATTGTAGTTACATTAAGTCAGGCTATTCAAATTGGTCCTGATGAATGGAAACAGCATAAGATAAGTAGAATATTTTCAAGTACAAGAAGTCTTAGAGATATGCTTTCATAGGCTGAAGCAGAAGGATTAATTAATCCACAAATATCAGATTTACAATTTTCTGAATTTACAGGTAAGAGTATATAAAAATTAATTAAAGATAAAGTTAAAGGTTAAATCATGCAACTTTTTCAAATAGAAAAACGTAATATTTCCGACATTATTATCAAAGATCGTGCTCGCACAACAGTAGGTGACATATCAAGTTTAGCTGATTCAATCTCGATGGTTGGCCAGCTTCATGCGATCCTCATAGATTCAAACAACGTCTTAATTGACGGTTTGCATCGCATCGAAGCCTTTAAAAAGCTTGGTAGGGAAACAATTGAAGTCCGAGTATTCGACGGTATTACTGAAGACGATCATTTCTTGATCGAACTTCTTAGTAATATGGACCGTAAGGAATTTCTGTGGCATGAGGAAATTGATCTCAAGTATAAACTTCACAACTATTGGGTAGAATCAGCAATCAAGGAAGGCAAATCTTGGGGCTACAGAGAAACAGCCAAGAGGCTCAAGTGCAGTCTTGGTGGCTTATCTACTGACCTTGCTTTCGCTGAGGCTCTTAAAGTCTTTCCAATCTTGAAAGAACAGTCTACTAAAGGCCGAGCTAAAGAAGCATACAAAGCTCTTGGTGAACAAGCTAAGGCACTTCAGCGAATGGGTAGCTTTACCGATACAGAAAAGGAACGCTTGGTTGCATTACAAAGCGGAGTTATGACGGCTCCTATAAAGAATACGGTAACTCAAAATGTATTTGAGAAAACCAAGCAAGCCAAGAAAAAACTTGATGATTTTGATGAAGATGATCAAGACCTTAACGATGAACAAGAACCAATCCGATCTAACATCCAAGTAATTTATGTAGCTGAAAACTACAAGACTTTCCTCGATAAGATTCCAAGTAACTCTGTGGGAATGGTAGAACTTGATCCGCCATATGCAATTGATTTTAATGACAACTATGGTAAAACGAATAAGATCGAATGCAAAGCACAAGACTGGGATGAGAAAGAGCTTTATGACTTCTACTTCAATTATCTTCCGTTAGTCTATGAGAAGATGCTTGACTGTAGTTGGGCTTTAGTCTGGACAGGTAAAGAACATTTTATACAAATCAACAATATTGCACGAGAAATCGGCTTTGGAGTTCAATCTCCTGGTTCATGGAACAAAGTTGGTGGCAGTACCAATAAACCAAAAACTAATATGGTGAGCAACTGGGAAATGTTCCTCTTGCTGCGTAAGGGAAATGCACAGTTCAATACTCCTAGCTTGTCGTCTTCAATTAACATAAGTACAGTCAGTTCAAGTCAACGTATTCACCAATGGGAAAAACCGATTGAACTTTATGATCATTTCTTAAAAGCCTTAGGTAAGCCTGGCACTTTATTTATGAGTCTCTTTGCTGGATCTGGTAATTGTTTGATTAGTGCAGCTAAAGAAAAAATGATGCCGGTTGGATGTGATAAGAGCCAGAAGTATATCCCGGAATTTTATCAGAGACTTGAGAATTATCTTGGAATAACTGCCGAAGTGGAGGGATTATGATTATAAAATATATAATTATGTTTTTATTAAGAATAATATTTCTTCCATTTATTATAATACCAATTATAGGAACTGCTTTAATTGAATTTATGAGTATTAATAGTGATTGGGATCATTGGAAAAGATATAATAAATATTTTATTGAACTCCTTCCTTGGTCTAAATACAAGAAGTAAACAGGATTTATTATGACAAAATATAAAGTAGGCCAACTATCTGAACAGAAAGCTCCTATCACGCCTGGCTCTAACTGTTGCCTACATAAAAACATCGTGCCACTCGAAATAGGTTTTGCATCCAAGAGCTGGCCGAACGGCTATAAGAATGAGCCAAATTATAACTTTGCTATCAACATCATCAGTGCAAATGTTATTCGAGTTCGTTCTTATCTTTGCTTAGATTGTAAGCAGGAAATAAAGGCTCCGAATCCAGGAGCATTGACTAAGGATAGGATATGAAAAAATCAGAGCTCAGATCTGTTCTTAATAAATTTGGATATCAATTCTTAGAACAAATAAATAATGATATTTCAAAAATCTTATTTGAAATAAAACGAGATCCTAGAAAGAGAACTAATATGACTTTAGATACATTTATCAACACTTTAGATGAAGAATTAGAATCTAGAGAACGAGGAGAATAAACATGACAGGTGCTAACAATGGAACTCCTGTACAAATGGAAAATCTATTTGAAGAATCCTTAAAGAAAGTTATAGAAAAAATTAGTAAGTCTAATAAACTTATATCAATCAAACCTACTAAACTAATATTACCACAAAATGTTATAGATTATCTTGCAGATTTAGGTTATGATTCACAAGAAAAAATAAACGAATTAATAATTGAGCTAACTAAGGATCAGTCATGATAATCCCTAGCATATCAACTACAGCATCACCGCAGAAAGAAGGTTCTTTCAATGCATTAGCTGTAGAGTGCGCTCCAACTGACAACATACTCACGGCTGAGATTGCTATGGTTGGCGAAGCTCCAGGCGAAATCGAAGTCCTGAAGAATGAACCTTTCGTAGGTCCAACAGGCTCTCAGCTTAATCGCATCTGCGCAGCAGTCAGACTAGCAAGATATAAAATCTATCTCACTAATGCTTGCAAAGCTAAGTTCCCCAAAAACAATACCGCTGTCTTATGGACTGATAAAGGCTATCGGCATCCAGACTGGAGCAAGTTGCAAGCAGCACTAATTGACGAGCTTGCTCAATTTCCAGGCAAAATCATAATGTTGCTCGGTGCAACTCCAATGAGGTTATTGCTAGATGAGCCTAAGTTCGATTCAATTACAAAATATCGTGGTGCATTCTACCATGCTGAAGACTTCCCACATTTAAAAGAAAAACTGGCTGGCAAAATAATAGGTTTGTCTTACCACCCATCTTTCACCCTCCCATACGGGCAGCCAATCCACTTTTATACAATGATTGCAGACTTCACGAAAGCCTTGCGGATTATTGAAGATCCAGAATTGCTTACTGATAATGTGGAAATAAAAATCAAGCCTAGCTTTGAAGAAATCATGCAGTTCTACGCATTGATTAAGACAAAGCAATATGTAGCCTTTGACATCGAGGCTACGCCAGAATTTATTACCTGCTATTCATTGGCTGTATATCACGATAACAAGATTCTATCCATGTCTGTTCCTCTAATGAACAACCAGGGCAATTATTGGACAACAGGAGAAGAGATAAAAATCTGGACTGGCTTAGCTGAAATACTTAACAATGAAGCCATAGGTAAGATTTGTCAAAATGGAATGTTTGACATCATGTTTACTTTTCGCACCATGATGATCAAAACAGATAACTTTTATTTTGATACCATGCTGGCACAGCACATATGTTATACGGAACTTCCAAAAGGTCTTGATTATTTAACTTCAACTTACACATACTATCCATATTATAAGGACGAAGGAAAGCAATCTCACCTTAAGGCCATAAAGAACTGGCCACAATACTGGACTTATAATGCCAAAGACTCAGCATACTTATTGCCAATCACTGAGAAGCTTCTTGAGGAGTTAGGCGAGTTCGATTCTATGGATGCTATGGATTATACAATGAATCTCCATAAGCCACTCATGGAAATGGAATTCAATGGCATCTTGACTGATCCAGCAGGCATTGAAAATAAAAAGAAAGAACTTGAGCTTGAACTGATTGATCTGCAAAAAAAGTTGAATGAGTTGGCTGGAAAAGAATTAAATATGTCTTCATCGAAACAAATGATCTCATATTTCTATGGCATTTGCATGATCAAACCATATGTAAATCGCAAAACTGGAGCTATATCGTGCGATGCTGTAGCTCTTCACAGAATTGCTAAGAAAGGAGTTAAAGGTTCTGCAGAAGCTAGAGTTATCATTCGTATGCGTGAGTTACAGAAACTCATTTCAACTTATTTTAATGTTGCAGTAGATGAGGATAATAAGCTTCGTTGTAATCATAAAATATCTGGAACAGTCTCAGGCAGGATTGCCACTGAAAAGACATACTTTGGAACCGGCACAAACTTACAGAACCAGGTCTATATTTTTAAGTATTACTTATTGGCTGATCCTGATTGGATTTTATGTGAATGTGATCTTGCCAAAGCGGAAGCTCATGTAGTTGCATATCTTACTCAAGATGCTAACATGATTCAATCATTCGAATCTGGTATTGACGTGCATAGCTTTAATGCAAGTAAGATATTTGGAGTTCCAATTGAAGATGTAATTCATGAAGCGAAGACTAAAAAGGCTGATCAAAAATCAACAATGAGATATATGGGAAAGAAGGTTGTTCATGCATCTAATTATTCAATGGGTGCGCAGACTTTCTCTGACAATCTTGCAAAAGAAGAAATTTTCAAATCTCAATCAGATTGCAAGAGGCTACTTGATAATTATTCTGATCGCTTCCCTGGACTGAAACGCTGGCATAGATCAATCGAAGAAGAGGTTCAAAAGAATCGAGTTCTCTACAACTTATTTGGCCGACCTCGCAGGTTCTTAGGTGAAATGAATGCAGCATTATTCAGGAATGCTTATAGCTACAAGCCTCAGTCAACAGTTGCAGAGTTGCTCAATCGTGGAATGATTAAAGTAGTGAATGATCCTAGGCTCGGCAAAGACGGATTTGATATTCGCTGTATGACAACTGTCCATGACTCGTTTGTATTCAGGTTTCACAAAAGCCAGATTCCAAACTTGCCTCAGATCCTTCTTATCATTAAAGATCATCTGACACATACGTTTACTTACAAAGGAAAGAGTTTTACCATTGGCTTGGATGCTAAGATTGGCACTCAATGGGCAGGTAACACTGCTGAAATCAGTAAGTTTACTCAGGAAGAATGTGATAAAGCAATTGAAAAGATAGGATTCTAATATGCATAAATTAAAAATCAAACTATTAAAATGGCTTGGTATTATTTCTCTTGATTGTAAAGTTAATTCATTATATGGAGAACTTAGAGCATTACAAAGAATCTTTAAAGAGCGTACTGATTATCATTTAGATATTCATCAGTATGAAGGTAGTAATTCTCAAATAATTATTATTGGTAAATATAAGAAAAGAGACTTTGTTAAATGTTATTCTATTTCAGCTAATGATTTAGATTCTTTAATTAGACATTGTAAAGATCTTGAGGTAACTGCTAAGATAGGTAAAATAGATGTATGGCCTGATGTTAGTGCAGTTATTAAGCATGAAGTTAATTACGAAAAGTATTAAATTTAAGAGATAACAAAAATGGGAAAGCCCATTCAACAATCGTATGTTGCTATTCAAGGAACCTTTTCATGTCGAGGCAATTAGATAATTGGTTAGCTCATTATATGAAGTACACACAGCGAACAGAGCCACCAGAACTTTACCATCTTTGGAGCGGACTAACTGCAATAGCTTCTGCCTTGCGAAGAAAGTGCTATTGTAACTGGGGAGCACTTCGTGGTTATGTTTATCCAAACTTATTCGTTTCTCTTGTCGGTCCACCTGGAGGACGGAAAGGCACAGCCATGAAAATTGCAAAGAGCTTTGTCCAAAAACTAGATGTTAATATCGGAGCAGATTCGCTAGGATCCACCCAAGCGTTGTATAGAGAACTCATGGACAGCGAAGATACTTATGTTGATCATGCTGGACTTACTCGCAAGCATAAGAGCGTATCAATCTGGTCAGAAGAATTTCAAGTCTTCCTGAACGACAGAGATCAAATGCTTCTAGCATCCCTAACCGATCTGTTCGATTGTGCAGATACTTGGAAGTATAAAACCCTAGCAAGAAAGACTGAAGACATATCCAATTGTTGGCTAACGCTCTTTGGTTGCATAACTCCTAGTCTTTTGCAATCTAAGTTGAGTCAAGATGCTGTTGGTGGTGGCCTGATCTCTCGGATTATTTTCGTAGTTGGCCAAGGTCCAAAGCAAAGAAGAGCCTTACAGTTTTTAACTGAAGAAGAGGAAGATACACAAAAGAAGTTAGAAAACGACTTGCAGGAAATTGCAAACCTATCTGGACAGTTCACCCTAAGTAAGGATTTTCTCAAAACTTATGTACGTTGGTATGAGCAAGACTATGACGAGTCTGGTGTGCCCAGCGAGCGATTCTTAGGCTATAATCATAGAAGGCCACTGCATTTGAACAAGGTCTGCATGTTGGTATGTGCTGCCGAGTCTGACGATATGATCATTACGGCTGAACATTTCGAGCAAGCCCTAGCTATAATGCAAGCAACAGAACTTGAAATGCCAAACGCTTTCTATGGCCTTGGTTTGTCAAGCCAGGCTAACATCTATGCAAAGATACTTTCATTCATTGATAATCACGAATCTTTTGAGTGGACAGAACTGGTTAGGAACTTTCACCTGGATGTAGACAACATACCTCAGCTACGAGGCTATGTTGAAATGGCTGAGCAATCTGGGATACTCAAAGCAGAGAATTCTGCTACAACTTGCAGATATACCACAATTCGTAAGCAACAAAAGCTTCGTGACCCAACGTATCTTGATAGAACAGTCTTTAGATTGATGGACAGAAATGTTATTAAAAATCAAATGGAGAAAAACTGAATGACACCAGCTACAAAAGTACTCTTTTTCGACACTGAAACATCTGACTTTATTAAAAAAGCTCTTTCTGCCAATGATCCCGAGCAAGCCTGGACAGTACAGATCGGAGCAATTCTTGCCAGCCAAGAAGAAGAATTTGATCAAATGAATGTCATCATCAAAAGTAATGGCCGGTCAATGAATTATTATGCTCAAGAGGTTCATGGCATCACCATTGAGCGCGCAGACACTGAGGGCATTGAAGAACTTGAGGCTGCCGAACAATTTGGCTTGATGCTTCGGCAGGCAGATTTGGTTGTATGTCATAACTTTTCTTTTGATTGGAACTACGTTTACCAGATGATGGAACGAAACCTTGAAGAGCTGTCAGACCTGGCAAGAAGTGCATTCTATCTTGATCTTCCAAACCATTGTACCATGAAAGATAAGAATGTAGTAAAAATGTGTGGATTGAAAAACAAAGCTGGTCGTGCAAAATGGCCAAAGCTAACCGAGTTGCATGAGCATTTATTTGGTGAAAGATTTGATGGAGCTCATGACGCATATGCAGATATCAGTGCAACTAAGCGATGCTTTTTTGAATTGGTGGATAGAGGAATTGTTATTCCTAATCTAGAGGGTTAATATGACTATGGATAAAAATATAATGCTATCTTATCTACGTAACCCTTATGGTATTGATGAACTTGAATTACGCACAGCAAGATTACAAGCTGCTGATGAACTTGAAAGGCTTTACAGAATTGAAAAAGGATTGAAAGAGATTGTAGCAAAAATAGAAAAACATAATAATGGAGCTTAACTATGCAAATTGATCCTTGTCCCTCAGAAGAAGATTATGACACTGGTCCTTCATTACGTGCATCAGAATGGTTAAAGTTTAGTAAAAGAGTATTCAATCATATTGAATCTTATACTGTTCCGCAATACGGAGATAAAGGATCAGATCAATGTTCAGAATTTAGCGAAGCTGACTTTATCACTCAGATGAAAAAATACCTCAATAGGTATGGAAAAAACTCTCGTGAAGGCCAACAGAGGCTTGACCTGCTAAAGATTGCACACTATGCAGGGATGCTTTATACAAAGTTAGCTGAAGAAGAACAAGAATTGAATAAAATCATTATGCATGAATAAGGATATTTATAGAAATTCAAAAATTCATAATCACTATCCAATGGGGAAAAGGTATGCATTATGTTGCATCTACTTGTGCAACTGAAAAACGTGCGTCAGAATTAGTTGTTTTCCATACTGGAAGATGTGATAAATTAAAACTTAAAACCAGACGTGGAGCTAAAGCAACTGTTCGATCATGGCAATTAGTAACAGAGTCTAAGTGAATAAATTTATGAAGAAACTAACTGAATTAGATCTACAGAATGCTCTAGATGAGTGCGAATTATTACAATTCAAATCTCACGGAGACTGGCTGGCTGGAATGGTCAAGCGATTGAATATTACACTTGGTAGTATAACAGAGAAGAAAATTGTTAAAGGTTTTCCTAAGTCTGCAAAACAAACTGTGATTAAAACTGGCAATTCTGTTGAACCAGAAGTTCCATGCATTAGCTGAAGTGATTAACTACACCTGGAGGGTGTAATAAAATACTGGAGGTCACATAAATGAGTAATGAAATGCTTCTTGTGTTTATAACTAATCTATATGCAATAGGATTTAATTTTTTAACACTTTCATCAAAAGATCTTCCACGATTTATTTCATACCATGGATATTTACTTTGGATATTAGCAGTAATTAATTCTTTCATTATGATGAATATAAAATAATGTCAATGATATTCAAAACTATAGTGCTGCAAAAACTTCAAGCCTTCTTACTTTCTCGGGAAGCGGAGCCAACTAGAGATGCAGCCAACGTAATAATTCCTGATGGAGTTACAGCAGCAGCCACTGTACAAGCAATTAAAGATTGTATTAAAATAGTTGAAGGAACAAATAATGAAATCACATCTGAAAACACTTGACAAAGCTGGTATTAATGCTCCATTGCTTCGAGAGTTTCTTACTAAAGATCTAACAGAGGCTAGTATAATTGCTATTAATGAAAAGATAAAGCAGCTTAATTATCAGATACAAGTTCTATCTGAGATACAAGTGCAATTAAGGAATAAATCAAAAGACTGTACAATTGATTCCAAAGAGGATTTGCATAATGATTTGATAGCAGCCTTGGCTCATGAGGATGGAGAATGAAATTATGAAAATAATCAAACCAAGCGTTGAATATTTTGGAGAAGTACCGACAGAATATAATGCCGCTCTTAAGTTTATCGAGATGGCCGGCAGAACTTGCTACAAGTCAGAAGACAAGATCACTGAAGATAGCGCCAAGGGATTTGTTCGGAAGCTGAGCAAGGCTGGGCATCTGGCTATGGTTGAGCACTCAAATTTTGTGGTGCGAACTAACAACAGTTTCACTCCTACATATATTGCATTGATGACAGAACAGTTAGGAAAATATATTAATGTCAAAGTATGGAAAGACTTTATTTATGTAGGCGGTAGTTTAACAGCATGGGCGCAAATAACCATGGAGATTAGGTACGCTGCAGTGCTTGTCCCATTTGTGAAAATATATGGAAAGTTGTTTAATCAAAGTATGGTAGCGATGCATTCATCTTGGGAAGTCTGCTCCCATGACGAAATCCCCAAGGAGCTTCACCGCTACTCGGCAAAATTCATTTGTGATCGTGGGGTCAGCCATGAGTTAGTGCGGCATCGACCATGCTCGTTTGCTCAGGAATCAACCAGGTATGTGAATTATGGCGGTAAGAATATGGAGTTTATTGAACCAGAAGGTTTTGATGACTGGAAGACATATGATAAAGATGTATTTCTTGGTGCTTGCAGGCAAGCTGAAGGAAATTATAATTGGCTTCTGGATGGGAAAACTTGTTCGCCCCAACAAGCCCGAGCCGTCCTGCCCAATGCTTTGAAAACTGAGATCGTGGTTACAGCAGATGCAGCTGAATGGGTGCATATTTTTAAGCTTCGCTGTGCTCCAAGTGCGCATCCAGATTTTAGAAGGCTTGCATTAATGCTTAAAGATAAATTTATTTCTTCAGGATTATTATGTTAACTGTAGAAGATCTACATAAAATAATAAATTATTGTCCAAATACTGGTAAATTTACTCGAAATCCAAAGTGTAAAAAAGTAGCAAGAAAATTGACTGCTAAAGGATATCTTCGATTTAGAGTCAATGGAAAAATGTATATGGCACATAGATTAGCTTGGTTATACATGACAGGAGAATTTCCAGTATTACAAATAGATCATATTAACAGATTGCGTAGCGATAATCGATGGTGTAATTTACGTGAGGCTACAAACTCTGAAAATCAGTTTAATTCTTTTATACGATTAGATAATACATCAGGCTGTAAAGGAGTATCATTTGATTATAATACAGGAAAGTGGAGAGCCTACATGCAAAATAATAAAAAATGGTCACATATAGGATTATTTAAATCTAAAGATGAGGCAATAATTGCAGTACAAGAAGCTATGAAAAAGCATAGAGGAGAATTCTTTTATTGATAATCTAATAAGCAACATAAAATTTTAGCTATAAATAAAAAATAGGGCATGAATCTCTCCATGTCCTATTAGTTTTAAATACTTTATAAGGTCTCTGCAACGTCAAAATATCTTTTCAATATCACCTCTCGTTGCTGCTGCAACTGTCCAAGTCTTTCCCTAACATTTGTTGTCTGATCAATCTTTTTCAACTTATTAATTACTGCCTGGTTTCGATTTAGTGCTGATTGAAAATTTTCATGTAACTTCATTTGCTTGAATCCATCCAGGTTTGAGTTCAAGAAAGTTCGTTTATCTTCCGAGTTTTCGAGTTGCTTCTTGAATATATCTACTTCCTTGCTGACCTTACCAAATTCTTGTTCGTTGCTACTTTTCTTATAGTCTTCTCCTCTGCCGTAATGCCAATAATAAAGCTTACCTGCAATCGGGATAGACTCTACAATTCTGACATGATCAAAATCTATTGTATCTCCCGTAATGTAGGATCCATACAATTGGTTAAGATCCTTACTGATGGAGTTTACAAATCTGAATGGAGGCAAAATTTGTCCAAGCAATCCAGATCCCAAACCTTCCCGAGCCGTTTGCATCCGCACATACTTTGAGGCTCCACCCATTGTGAGAAAGTTTTCAATCACGTGATCTTCAAACTTAGTTTCCTTACCAAGCAGCAAGGCCTTCAATTCATCTGCACCAGCATTAGCAAGTGTAAGTAAACTAACCAGCTTGATCATGTTACCAATTCCTTCAATAACCTGATCTCGTTCTCCAGTCTTAATTTTGTGCCAAGCTTCGTTTCTGAATACATCAAACTGCTTGAGTGTGTATGTCTTGAGCATATAAAAAACTCGGCCATTTCCACTCTTTAGGTACTGCTCTGACATTTCAGAAAGCGCAACAGGTTGAAAATCAAGCAAGCGATGATACAACAACATCTTCACGTTGTCTGTCGGATTCCCGGCAAGCAAATCATTTATTACACTCTCAGATTGTGTTCCAAAGATCGGCTTGATTTGCTTCAACAATGTTTGTCGTCCAGCCTCAGTACTGGCCATAACCTTGTAGTTGCTAAACGCATTGTTGATTAAAGTCTCTTTGCCGATAGAATCTATTCGTTCAAGCTGCACTTTTTTGAATACCCAACTTACTGCATTCCCTAGTGTCGTTCCGTCTGCAAACTCCTGGGCGATCCTCTCAATCCCTAAGTCTTCCTTAGTTATTTCAGACTTCTTAGTTATGGCTTTACCAACATTCTTAACTGTATCAGCTAGGCCACGTGGTGTCCATACCTTGCCTACATACATCGCCCAAGCTAAGTCTCCAATCTGCGTTAACGCAGATATAGGTGAACCCATTACGTCGATGTATGACATATTTTTGTAAGCATTAACTATTCCTGTAGCTCCATGTTCGTGGAACCTAGCATCAAGAATATCTCTAACTACTTTTTCATCATCTGCCTGGATTCGACCAGACATTCGCAAGTCATTAATATATGTACCAATATTCTCAGTATAGTCTCTTTGCAGTTTGTACTTATCCAATTCTTGCTCTATTCTAATCAAGTCGCCTGAAACATCTTCTATGCGTGCAGTATTATTAGCCTTTTCATATTCTGTGAGCATTACCTGCTTTCGTTTCTTTTCAGTTTTCAGGCTTGCTATTCTCTCTGGAACCTTACCAAAGAATCTCCGTGCTTCAATTTTCTTGGTCATACTATAGATGTATTGCATCAATGCTGCATCACTATCCATGTAGAACTTATTCAACTCAGGCGGGACAGTTTCATATTGCCTGGCTTGAATATTGCCTGGCCCACCAATTCCGAGGTTCCTGCCAAGTATTGTGTTGCTTGCAATATCTGCTGCCTGCTCAGGATATTCAATTTCAAACTTTTCCACTGTCATCCCAAGCTTATCTGCATAAACTTTGATTGCATCAGTAATAACTGGACGTTGAGAAATTCCTTTAGTTGCCTGTAAGAATCCCTCTTGATCCTTAATTATGCGAGGCCAGTATTCTTCGATAAATCCCACATCATAACCAACATCAATTGCATCCTGACGAATTTGATCTAGGACTGATCGCAACTTTTCTTGATCAGCGGTCATGCTGTATTTTTCTGCAATCTCTTTTATCTTAACCTCGTCTGAATTTCTCCTAGCTGCATCCCAAACAAATTTATCTTGCGGACTCATTTGTTTAGTCTTCTCAAGGAGTGGATGAGCAATTCGTAAAGCGGTTACAATCTTTTGTGAAGTCCGAAAATCGAGGTTTCTAATCTCTGAACGGAGCATTGGATCTACATTCTTAAGCCTAGTTGATATAGACCCCAATCCCTTGTCGATGAGTTGCTTAATTTCATGTCCGCGCATATGAAGAGTCTGGCCGATTGTACGAACTAAACTATTTCGTTCGCTGAACATTTGGTGATAAACATCATCGCTGATCTTCTGAACTGGGGCTTCACGAACCTCGAACATCGGCATACCTTCACGGAGTGCCTCAGCTTGCCGCTCATAAATCTTTCCACTTTCTACTTCACGAGCCAACCCTAAGACTGTTTGCTTGCCAAATGATAGCAACTGCTGAAAGAAGTCCATTACTCTCTGAATTACTTTACCGAAAGCAGTGTTGCGATACTCAGCTCTGTTAACCATAATCTGAGCAAACATATTTGCCCTGTTTTCAACCATTCGCTGCTTCGGGTCTTTGTGAGTACTAAGAGCAAAATCAAGCTTGTTAAGTTTGCGAAGTTTATTAAACTCACGATTCAATGCGCTATCATCTGCTTCTGTAATCAATCCCAAGTTGTCAAGAACATGCTTGTTCTCATGCCATAATGTTTTGTTGTCTGCAAAGTTTTCATCAAGAAGAATTTCATTCCCAACCGTAACTCCGAAGATTACGTCATTCTTTTGCGTCTGCTCAGTTTCAATAGCTAACTTAATGAAGCCTTCGCCAGCATTTTGAATACTGTTGATCTTTACGCCTTTTCCATTTTTGAACTGTACAGATACTGAACCATTTTCATGTTGAGTAACTGTTTGATTTGGAAAAGCCTTTTTAATGTCTTCAAGATTTACTTTGCCTAGGGCTTCTTGATTTTCAGCAACTTGAAACTGTGGAACACTACCTACTTGCCGTTCATTAGTGAACCCACTCTGCAAGCCTCCGGGCAAGTTTCTAGGAATCTCAGTTTGAACTGTCTGGCTATTTGCTGTCGGAACATCTCCGAGGTCTTTAGCAATTTGTTGAAACCATGCCTGACGTTTATTCTGCTCAGCTAAAGATGGAACAACATTTTGTTTTGCTCCAACTTGTGCTGCCGTATCACTTTTAACATTACCTTCAATATTAGCAAGTTGCGTCTCAAAGAACTTCTTCCTCATGAACGCTTCCGTTCCAGGAGTCATTTCTTCCTGACGAAGATTCAATTCCTTTTTAACTTCCTGCCAATAATTCTCAATAATCTTTCTTTCTTCGGGAGTAAAACTATTATTTATATAAGTCTTTACGTAGTTTACATAAGCTTCAATTTGTCTTAAGTTATGTTCTTCCTCAGGAGTTCTTGAAGTTGATTGATCATTTAAAGTTGATCTCTCCTGAGATTTATTTGCAATTATTTGATTTGCATAATCAGCTATAGATTTTGGAACTATTTCACTTTCTATAATCTTTGCAGATTCAGCAGCATCTTTCTCTACACCAATTTTTTCTCCTACATTTACAGTCCCAAAAAGTTCTTCAAGATATTTCTGCCTATCTTCTCTAGTAGTGTAAGGAGCAAAAGCCTTCTTAAGTTCTGGACTTTTCTTATCAAGTACTTCATTACGACGTTTGTTTAAAGTAATAATTTTATCTGCAATTACTTTCTTTTCTTGCTCATTTAATGGATCAAGTTTACTATAATATGAAGACGATAAAGTATCAATTTCATTATCAATACTTGTAATTCTATCATTCAGCTGACTTGCATCTTCATATCTTTTAGTATTTAACTTACTTTCAATCTCTCGTGCTTCCTTCTCTTCAGGAGAAAGTTGCTCATATTCTTTCTTAGCCAGTTCTTCTTTCTTCTGAATTTTTGCATTAATTCGATCCAGGAGGCTCTGATTATTTTTATTCTCATCAACAGTCTTTCTAATTAATTCAGCCGGCTCAACATTTAACTCTCTTGCTTTTTGATCAAGTTTATAAGGATCATCAAGAATTTCTTTATTCAAATTAAGAGTATCATTTAAAGTTTGAATACTCTTACCAAGTTCATCTTCCTTAAGATTAAGGATGTTCGTTGCTCTTCGGTCAAGCTCAATCTCTGCATCAGTCTTTCCAGGGCCAGAATCCTTAGCCTGTGCTGAGAAGCCTGCATTAACTGCTGCACCAGCTCCACCACCGACAGCACCAGCAGCCATACTTTCAATAATGCGTTCAACATTATCAGCAGTCAGCAGCTTCTCATCAGTGTTTGCTACAGTATTAAGAACACTAAGCAACTCCTGTCCACCTTCCTGCAGGGCTTCTTGAGGGATATTTGTAAGCAATTCCTTTGCTGATCTCTTAACAGTTCCAGTAGAACCCTTACTCAAAGCATCTACAAAAGTATCTACCAACTTACTGTTACCACCAGCAAATTCTAATGATGTTGCCAAAGCACCAAACAGCAATGCAGTCTCAGGTGCGTCAATGCCCTTCTCTTGTAGCAACTCAGCGTACATGCCACCAGACTCAAGGGGCATAACTGATCCGGCAATACCAACCTTGCCACCAAACTTCTTCAGAGCTTGGCCAGTAAGTTGCTTTCTTACCTGAGCTTCTGTCAAATCTCCAATTCCACGTTTGATTGACTGCTTGACAGCTTCATCAATTCCTTTCTTAAGAATTGTTCTACCTGCCAACCCTCCGGCAATAGTACCTGGGCCTGGAGCAACAACAGATCCTATACCAGCACCGATCGCAGCCTCAGCCATACTTGGAACAAGTTCACCTAAGGTTCCTTGAGCCCAGTCAAGAGCACCACCAATACCTGTCTTGCCAGTATAAATATCTTTAAAGGAATGTTTTTTAGGATATAATTTTGCTTCTTCAATATTCCTATTATATCCTTCCATGCCAAAGTCTTGCAAACTCTGGCCAGCAGATTCAGCACCAAGCTTTTTCAATCCAGAGCCTGCAAGTGCAGTAGCACCATATGCAGATGCTTGAAGATTCTGAAGTCCTCTCTTCACTCCAGGTATAAAATCAGAATCAGTTGGCACAGGGGCATTAATTTCTTCTGTATCATCAAAAAAACTTTTTGCTACTGGCGAAGTAGTTTCTTCTGTATCATCAAAAAATCCAGCCATTTTATATCCTTATAAGTTAATTTATTAATACGGAAGACTTCCAAATCTCATTTTATATTCAGCCTCGGCGGCAGCAAAATTAGGATCTTTAGATGCACGCATTTTTAATAGCTTTTCTGTAGTAGCTGGTTTTGGAATTGCAAATGTTGTTTGGCCGGATGTGTCATCAACATATCCAGTACCTTCAGCATTTGGCATTTTAATTACTTGTCTCTTAGTCATTCCAGTAGGATCATTTGGATCTGGTTCTTCAATTACTAAAGGCTTTAATGGATTTTCCTTGATTGGTGGATTCTGCAATACTTGTCCTTGAATATCACGTAATTTATTTTCTGCATTAACATCAAGCTCACCAATACGATTCTTATCTGCATCAAGAGAAAGCTGCTCTCTTGCAATCTGGTTACGATCTAAAGTAGAAAGCAAGTTTGCACGATTGACATCTCGATCTGCTTCAGCATTTGCTATCAGTGCATCAGCTCGAGCCTGTCTACTTTGCAAGCCTCGTACAAACATTCCACCAATGCTATCATCGCCAAGATCTTCTGTAGTTATTGGATTTACTCCAAAGAACCTACCACGAGGAGAATTTGCATAAGCATCATATCGGTCACGTAGTTGCCTACGATAATCATTCCAAGTTGCTTGCTGATTATCTGATTGCTGGTTTAGATTTCTTAAACTAATCTTTCCTTTATCTCCTTCATATGAAAGAGTATTTCCACCAATATCATAAGTGGTTGTATTTCCATTTTTTGCTACAGTCATCTTGCCTAATTCTGCATCTCTTTGTGCATTAGTAATTTCTTTAAGTTTAGGAAGATTTAGATTTGATCTTACTGGAGGCTGATATAAGGAAGCTATTTTTGGTTCAGCTAAAGGAGTTGATTGAATTGTTGGCTTTTGAATATTTTGTGGATTACTTCCACCATAAAATGCTTCATTATTTGGATTACCTGAAGTCATTGGAGCTTGAATCTTTTTTAAAGGCTTAGGCACACTAAAATTTTTATCTGTAAATGCTTCATCCATAGTAGGAAGAGGACGTAATCTTTTCTTCTTTTCTTCTTCAATTTGATTCAAAGCCATTTTAGCCTCACAGATTAATTTTATTATTCAAATGCGCTGACAGATTGAGAAACAATACTGTTCAAAGACATCAAAGCAGCCTGTGCAGTCTTAGCAAAAACATCTGCCGCAGCAGCAAGTGCTTGAACGTCAACTTGACTATTCTGAGTAGCATTATCTCTTCTATGCTTATAAACATCAACTCCTGCACCAAGCTCAGCAAGTTTTGACTGCAAGACCATTTGATCCCTATTCTGCCTTGCTCTGTACCAGTCTGCAGCAGCACTCATCATTTTAGCTTTTATATCTGTATTTAGTGCTGCTATTCTCGCTGCTGCATCAGGAGCTACAGCCAGAGATCGAATATAATCTATTGCTGCCTGCATTGCTGCAAGACGAGATTCAATAGCCTTGCCTATGGCAAACTTAATAGTTTCAATGGCTATCTCAATTTGTTTTACAGCAACTGTAGTTGTAGCAATACCAATCCTGCCTGCCTGTTCAAAGGCTGCCTGGTTAAGATCATAAATCATTGGTCCCTGGACAAGTGAAAAACCTCTTGCAGCATACCCAGCAGCTATACCACTAGAAACTCTCTGTCCATCCCTAATAATCCTATCTCTTTCACGCTGAATTATTTGATCTTCAAGTGCTGCCGGAATTCCTGTGCCACCATTAGTAATTGTATTTACTAACCAATTTGTGGCTTCATCAAAAGCATCACTTGCCAAAGGATAATAGATAGCAAAAAAGTTTGCCAGTTGTCCAGATAAGAGTGCAATTAATGCATCACGTTCTGCTTCATAATTATATTTTGAATCATCTACTGTTGGTATTTCTGGCTCTATTGCCTCAACAGTAAAGCCTGTAGCAGTTGCTGGTGGTGTAAGATAAAAACCTGCATTACTATTAATAAGATCATCTGCAGCATCTTGAGCAGAAGTAGTTGCATTAGTCGCAGTAGCTAGCGCGTTTGTAATGATTTGATTTACAATCTCTGCCGTAGTAGCCATTAAAGTCTCCTGTTTAATTGCATGATTTCAAACATAATATTTTCAAGATCAAAATTATAACCATTATTCGTAAGTACAGAATTCCAATAATATCCAGAAAGTTCACTTCCCATATTAATACGTTGCTTTGTCATTGTAGTACTTGAATCTTTCATTACAAATGTTTGTGTCTGTCCATCAGCTTCGACTGTTAATGAAAGTTTTCCACTTGAACTTATTCCTAAATATGCTGAAGTAACTCTCTTATTATAAATTGATCCTAAATCAGATTTACCGAAATCAACTAAAGAATCTATTTCAATTCCATTATCAGTGCTTCCAGTCAATTCATAAATACCATCTCTTGCTACACCATAATTTTTACCTTCATGTGTATAGAAAGAAAGATATCCATAATTATCATATTGACTAGTTGCATTAGTATCTATGTTAACTACCCAAACTCTGGCAGTATCATCAAGTGCAGCAACATTATTAATTGTTGCAGCATTACCAGATGTAGCAATAACTACATCATTTGTTAATATAGAAGTATCGAACGAAGCAAGAAATGATCCGAGAACCGTAAAGGTATCGGTCGCCTGCATGGAAGCCAGCAGCTGATATATGTATATATAGCTGCCAGTAATGGTATCTACGATCTGGCCAGAACTATTAAGTACTACAATAAAAACTGGTCTATGTCCAAAAGCATCCAAAATATAACAGAAATTATAAAGTTTACGTTCAAACGGAGTAGCATCATATATACCGGAAGAAACGAGTGCCAGGAATTCAACTGATCCTTCTCCGTATTCTCCTTCACCACCCTTAGCAAGCATTGCTGGAAAATCAGCATCACCATCAAGATAAGATATGGTACCGAGAATGCTAGAGGATACCATCTTCGGAAATGAGGAAAAGCCATAGTTGGCAAGCATAGGCACATACAATCCGCCTTCAGCGTATGACTCAAGCGAGGGGAAGGTTGCATCTCCTGCACCATAACTAGTAATATCTCCTCCAAACCCAGCCAGTGACGGAAACAATGCATAGCCGTAATTGCTCGAAGCAATGGCAACCATCTCGCCAATCCCGGACATTGTAACACTTGCTGCCTGGAGATTATCTAGTGTTAGCGTACCAACACCGGTCATCAGCACTTCATAATCTTGGATTGTCAGTGTTCCATAACCTATCATCAGACACTCCCGTACTGGATTTCACCAGTTTTAAATACAGCAGATGTTACCTTATCTCCTGCTGTGTATAGATAACCGTAAACATAAAGTTGAAGCAACCTAGATACTGTAGGAACTGTACTAGTATGAACAACAGAAATTTCATCAGTCTTCGCCATGTAAACAATTACATTATCAGATTGACGATAAATTCTAATTTCTGTCAGCTCAGTCTGCACTGAAAACATGGTCTTTACCATTGTTCCATTTTCATATACTCTTACTCCATTCTGATCGCAGATGATACTATGCATGAACCTTGCCACTCCTGCCCCTTCCATTCCCTTGTTAGCAATGCTGATACAGGCACTCGTCACCCCGGATGCCGCAGTGAATTTGATGAACGTGCCAGAAGCAAGAGGATCGATCGACCGTGCCCAGGTATTCCAGCCACTATTAGTCAGTTGTAGAATCTCCTGATAAGTAAGAGGTTCGTTTACACTGGTTGTTGGTTCCTGCGCAGGCATGGTGGTTTCGACAGTATAAGTAACGGTCGGTACAGATGTTGGATCAATGAGTGACGTGCCGTCATTGTAAGTACCTGATTCCCCCAACGGAACAACCGGCTGATTATACCCATCAGCCATCGTGATATCGAAAATCTCCCCCCACGACTCGCCATCAGGAAGTTCTTGATATATCCACTTTGACCTGTCTTCTTGCAGGATTGTGTCCTTGAGTGCGTCGTAAGTATCTTGGTTGAAGTTGGTGGAATCTTCAGAAAGAGTCTGAGTAGGCTTGGCATTTTCGTACTCAACAAAGTGATACAGTCCATACCCTACAAAACCGACCCAGAAAGCGAGATAACTATCATCAGGATATGAGTATTTCGACACGCCTAGTTCACTCTTCCCTTGATACCAGACGATATTGTGATGGTTCACCCTCGCCTGCATGTCGGTGGCAGTACCATCCCAGTCGTTCGGATACAGCGTCCGCATCATATCATTTTCCTGTGCTGTCGTGGCAAGATAGATGCCCTTCTTGCCAGTTCTCACTCCATCAGGTGGAGCATCACCAATAAATCCGTCAGGGTAAAAAATCCCCTTGCTTGTCATGGTGTAACCAGACACTAGACTACCAGTCTCATCTATCCATTGATCGTTATCTAACTGAGTCCAGCCGTCCGGTATATAGTAATAACTCATGGTAGACTGTTCAGATGTACCGGTAGTCGTAGAGGTATAACCTTCAGTCCCAGCCGTACTACCGTAGCGAGTAACAAGTTCATATTTGTAATCTTTTATTAGTGTGCTCATGGCATTCCTATTGCATATTTGTCGTATGGTCCGACTGGACTTTGTGGAACAATCGGTGGACACTGGTATGCGGCGAGAGCATCAGCTCTTGGATCGTCACCATAAAGACCGAGAGAAAAGTTATCAGCGTCTCCAACCGGGAAAGGAAGTTCACCCATTACCTGCCATGGTGCGGTGCTTGCATCTTCTGTTTCGGTTGCGGCGGTCCAGTTCAGGGAAGCGAAGGCGTATTTCTCAACATCATCCACCGTATGCTTTACAACCCCAATCAGGAATATCCGTTCAGGAGTAACCATGCAGGGGCGGACGCTGATAAGTTGAACACCATCAGGACATCCTGGCAATGCAGTCCAGCCGGAAAATGGAGAACCGTAATGCACCGCCCGCACTCCGACTTTGACCTTGTTGCTTACGCATAGGTAAAGATTAGTATCATCGAACACGCCTGCGTAGGTGATATCTGGTCGCACTCCCTCCTCTCCTGAGACTTGCGATGGAACGAGGACGGTTGCCAGAAATAACCCTGTTGTCGTAAACTTGACCGCTCCATACTTCCTTGTCCATGTGTAAATGATTCCATCATGTGCATGGAACATTACAGAGTCATATGGCACTGTGAAATTTACATTCGGGTACGCCCCGGCAATCTGTTCAAACATCCGCTTGGCATTGAACCAATCCCCTGAGACTGTTACGGTAGCAAGGTCAACAAGCAGTGGCATGAACTGATTCGAGTTGATCAGGTGCACATTCCCGCCTACAGTCATGGAATAGAACAATCTCCACTTATCTTCGTCGGGATTATCATCGTAATAATCTCTTGCTTCGCAAGCCTCGACACTCCCAGAAAACACATGGCAGGAAGCATTGACCGCGTGAAAGAAACTGTTATTCTGTGCATACGACCCAATCGGTTCGCATGATCCATCGTTTAATGAGTTGCTGAGGATGAGTCGTAAAGCTTCAGGCATATCTGTGTTCAGAATCTCGCTGAAATAGATATTATCCTGCGTGCTGAAATCAACGTCAATATTATATCCGACTGCCTTTCTTTGTGGGTCGCCAACAAAGTCATAAATCCAGGAACTGTGAAACGTGGTGTACCGATCCGTTCCCGTCTTCTGGTAAACTCTCCAAGGAGTATACGCAGTCTCGTATTCAATATGTCTGGCTACACATTTAATCCTTCTGGCTTGGTTTCCGTTGGAGATATAGAAAGAACCTGTTTTCTCAAAAACTTGCCTCCACCAGTCAAAGACCCCGTCCCCTGCAAGATCGTACTTCATTGCATCTGATACTGTGACATTAAAGACCTCTCCATGAAAAGGGAGCAGTACAGGGCAACAAGAATAATCGTCTACCCACACAGTATCGGGACCGCCAGTGTCCCCGTCAATCAGGCCATATGGAGATTGATTAACCGCAGGGATAAACTTCACAGGATAATACCCAGCCTCAACAGGTATCTGCCCAGCAAAGAACGTAGTGAACTCACCAGAAACTCCCAAATCTTTAAACAGCACATACAAGTCTTGGGCTGGATTGAACCCACCCGCCCAGTAATCAGCGGCCGCTATCTTGATTCCGTCCTGTGTCGAGCAGGCCACAATTGCACCCATCGGAGCAGTAACTCTGCCCCCATCAATCTCGCCAAGTTGCCACACCTTGAACCTGAATCCATCCCAGATCGGACAAGCCGAAGGAATATCCATCTCTTTAATCTGAGCGAGTTTCTTCTTAGCAAACCATCTGCGCTTTAGGCTGCGATCGCCGTCAAAGGTAATCATTCGATGATCTCAGTCTGCCCTGAGAAGTTTGTCCAGAAATGCGGCAGATAGGAGTATGAAGAATCAAGGTAGTTGTTCAGCCCCCCGATAAATGGCGCTGAGATAACATTTTTCTCAAACCACCAAGTTAGCAGGTCATATATACAGAAAATTCTTGATGATGTAATGAACATTGCGGTGGATGTCGGGCCAAGCGCGGTGAAGTTCCCTGACACATCGGAGAAGGCTTGCAACTCATCATTAACAACCTGCGCTGCCCAGACAGTGCTATCCAATTTGAACGCATACACTGAACTGCCAGTAGTAACTACATGCTCGGTTGTTCCCGACAGGGTAAGTCCAGTATCTATCCATCCTGTTATGTTCCACGATTCGTTAAGGGCCGCTCGGTATATGGTAGTAAGGTCTACACCACCCGATGTACCGCTGATGAGGTACAGATCGTCCCCGAGTGGGAACATCTTATGGCGCGTCTGCGCTTGCGGGAGATTTGCCTGCGCCGAGAATGTCCCTGAGAACTCTCCAGTCTGTGAAATGTCTACCGCGAAACAACTAATTCTCTCAAGACCTGCACTGGCTCCATAATTCCCCCCAGAAACTATCATCCTTCCCTTGAATAACACCGGAGAAATGTGTTCGGCATCTAATGGGTTAGCAAGAACATCTGTAGAAAACGCTCCTATGCTTCCATCTGCCAATATTGGAGTCTTATAAATTGGCGAACTGTAGTATTGACTACTTCCTATTTCATGGCCTCCCATCACATAGCAGACCGCACCTGTGGAGCATACCTGCCCCCAGGCATAATGCGTCGGGAATCTGTGGACGTACTCACTCCAAGTGCCGAGAGTACCGTCTGTGTTTATCGGTGCCTGGAATATATACGTGCCGGATGAATCAAGCTCGTTCTGAAGGTTGCCGGAAATAGTATAAGCAAACCCGTTCGTAACCAATGTCGCAGTCTGCATGACATGGCAAGGCATGGGTGTTTCGGTGTTAACCCACACCAACTCACCATTTGTCTCATTGTTGAACGAATACTGCTCAAGCCAGGGCTGCCCTGTGTCGTAGATTTTTATAGCCATTATTCAGCTGGGAATCCAATAGAATAAGAGTTTATAGGTTGCACAACCCCTGAAGTCATGTAAGCATTGGCAATAATCAAGTCTTTGCCGACCGTACCAACTGTACCTTGTGTGCGTTTCTCAGTTGTACTCAACACTCCAGTGTCAGAACTCAATACTCCCCGATAGAAAGAAGCATAGCCAGATGCAGCATTGGTGCCACTCCATACTTCTGCCGCTGCCTTGGCAATAACACCTGCTGAAGGAGCATCAAACGTCCCACCAGTACCACCACCATTTACAGAAATGATGCAAAGCAGAGTAGCTGCTCCAAGAGTTGCATCAGCTGTAGCAGGGATAAGAGCATCCGCAGCAGCCTGGCTAGTTGCAGATCCATAAATCTTAATAAGATATCCACTCATACCGGTTGAGAAAGCACCAGTACCAAGCATGTAGTTTCGTAATCCTGTACTTACTTTAAAAGCCATATTTCACCTCAATCCAGTGCGGCGATGATTTCGCCAATTTCAAAAGTTAGGGGGCTGGCATTGCTGATCGACCTTGGAGTAGCGAGTGCTCCATACATAAGGCAATTTCCAACCGTAGCCGCTGTCCAGATACTCACATGCGTTACAGCATACGTTCCAGCTGCAACTGCTGGTGTAAATACAACTTGTGTCGTACTAGCAGATGAGCCAGTAGTTGCTGTTCCCATAGTAACAGCTTGACGCACGTAGTCTGCATCAGTACCAACAACCATTTCAGCAGTTGCCCCAGTTTCAGTTGGATCTGCAGTATGGATAGCCACAAACCAAGCCGTCGGTCTAGTTACCGAATCAGTATTGAATGCCCAGTTGATAAGGAGATTTTCGCCGTAAGTTGTGAATGACATATCTCCTCCTTATGCCGAAACGAGTGCGAACCCGACCGGAACTCGTAATGCACCAAGATTGGCCATGGTAAACGGAGATGCAAACAGAGCTGCAGAAACAAGCAGCCCAGTATTTGATCCTCGGGTTATTCCAGTTGAAATGAACGCTCCACGAATAGTAGCCGCTCCAGTGAATGCAAATTCATTTGGTGATGCTGAAGTAGTAATAGATCCAGCAACTGGTGCTGGAAGAGTTAAAGTCAATCTATTTGTACCAGTCGTAGTATAACTAGTATTCTCTCCACAAGCAGCCATGAATGTAGTCATTGTATCAGTTGCCAATGGAGTATAGTTATTTTCAAACAACGAAAGATAATAAGTCGAGTATTGACTACCACCTCTCAATGCAGCATTGAGTATGTATGTAATCATCTCCGCTGGCATGAGATTATGCACCTCTTGTTGAGAGATAATCTGCTCATCCTCGCCTACATGTGTCGGAGTATAAATGAATCCGACTTTGTATTCATTGTTCATTATGCCTCTCTTCGAATTTGTTCAGCAGTTATCCAACTACTTGCTGCCATAGCTGACATTGATGAATTATTCAAACTTGTTATAGCTTGTTTCATCCCATTTTCTTCCCTAATCAACATAGCTCCTTTAGTGCTGTAATCTGGTGCTACTTGATCCTCCTGCATGTTCTTTATTTCTCCTCCATTTCCTGCCATGATTAAACCTCTTGTTGAAAACCAATAAACATTTTTATCTGCTCGTTTTTGTCCTGTCCCAAGTGACGCACCATAATCAAGTTTAGTTAATTGCTGAAAGTTCTCAGGGCCACTTCCAGCAAAGAAATAAGTCTTATCCGCTACAATCCAAACTCCATCATCCACAGGCTCAACAACAGTTATTTCATCGCTGAATTGAAAAACACTATTACTCAATTGTGAAACAAGATCAGTTGAATATGCTTCAGTCACATATAGCAAATTATTTTTCGCAATTAAGATCCGACCATTATGTTCTCGAATAATTTGCCCAGCAGGTGGCTTTGTCATGAATAAAGTTTCAAGAACCTTTCCACCATCATAAGCAAGTGTTACTGAATAACTCAACGTTCCAATCGCTACATCTCCACATTGATAAAATACTTGACCATTCGCAGTAGTCATGTACAAACGAATACCAGTAACCTGACTATCACTAGAAGATGGAAGACTTGTAAAAACAAGACTGCTATTATCTATAACTGAAATCGACGTAATATCACTTGCCCCAGATTCATTCCCAAGTGCATCGTAAAAAGTCAGGCAGCATAAATAAACTCCCGCTCCAAATATTCCAGAAGAACTATAAACTACTGGAGCTAATGGATTACTTATGCCCCAATTTTTAGCTGCACCATTTATAATCTTTTTTCCTACTAACCCATCACTAAAAAACAACTCATTATTATGCTCATAATGAGCAAAAGTATCACCAAGTATTCCACCTGAAATATCAGTCTTTGTCCAATCAGCATTAACTTTTTTAATTATTGTCCCTTCAACAATAAACTGTCCTTGTGAACAAGCAAAGCCATACTTTACATCAAATCCAGCACATCTCTTTGTACTTCCGTTCCGCATTTTGATCTTACCTGCATTAGTAAAATCAACACTTACAGCATTTCTAACCATCGTGCTTGAATCGTCTGAATTAACTGGCAACGCATGATCTTCAGCTCGATTGTTCATGCCTTTAAAAGGCCCAAGTGAAAGTTTCATTTTAGCTCCTTTTACTTAAGCATGAATCCACGAGTATATGATGGAATAGTTAGTTCGAGAGTTCGCATGGCTTCAAGGAAAAACCTTTTATATTTCAGAGTATTTTTCATTTCATCATCTTTATCATCTTCAAGCCTTTCATATGCTTTCCATGCACCAAAATTAACCAATAGCGATTCTTGCAAATGCTCTGGAAGTCCATCAGGAGTATCAGCATCATTAACCATATTAACTGGCTTTCGATAATAATGTAATGTTACTGTTTCACTGCTTGTAGGAATGCCTTGATAATACAACTTTCTACCGTGTTCAATTACTTCAGAAATTTTCCCTGACTTATTTAACAACGGATAAGTTTCTGCAAACTCAATAAATGATTCTGATATATCAATTTCACTTCCAGTAGAGGATGCTACAAACTGTAAGTCTCTATGAAAATTAGTTGGCATATTTACATACGCAGCACTTGTAGAAGTTGCAACTGTATCTATTGTAAACAATCCAGTCAAAGGTGGTGTCAGTGAATTTGGTAATGGATTATCAATTCCATCTAACAACGAAGGCATTCCGCCTGCAATTTCATAAACACCTTGATTGATAAAATCACCTAAAAAATCATATATCGCAGGATTATCAATAAGAATATTTACTCTATCTATTAATTCTGCAAAAGTATGACTAGATGGTGTTACTGCTGTATCTCCATAAAATATCTGAAGAGTATCACCATCAGACATAGAAGAAGTATCATATGCTAATGTAAAAACTTTTCCAACAAGTGTACCTGTGTTTACAGATGAAGTTGAGCTATAAATAATAACTTCATCTGTACTATTAATTATAGCTTCAATATTATCTTCAGCTACAGTATCAGTGAAAGTTATTGTACCTTCGCTGGCATCAAATACATAATCAGTTCTAAGCATTAGAAGAGCTCCAATATTGTATTATAAATCATCAGGTGTAATTGGAACAGTTATAAAATTTTCTTCAGGTTCAGGCCTATGCACAGGAACACTTTGTTTCTCACCTAACGGTTTCGGATCTGTATAATGTGAATGCTTCTCTTCCCAACAAGTATCAGCACAAACAAACAATTTATCCCAAGTCATTCTACATTCAGATGCATATCGTTGGAATCCGCATTGATCACAGATTACTAAATAATCACCAGGTTTATATGACATAATTTATCCTTCACGATAAAAACGATGGCCTTTAATTTCAACAATGAATTTCATCCCCTTCGCCCAGTATGGCGGCTGGTGGTTCGGCATCCCTAGCAAGGCATAATAATGTGTTGCCCCATAAAGTGTGTCACCAGCCAGCCATTCATTGAGTCCTGCCTGAGCATTTTCCAATACCTTTGCTGCAGTAACAACATTTCTAATCCAAACAGACGGATGATCTAGACCTAAGTTGAAACAACTAAATTGCTTTCGTGATAGCACAACATTTGACACTGGCCAGTTATTTTTCTTCGCCCGATTAAGAATAACTTTGGCGACTGCTTTTTGTCCAGCAACTGACTCCCCCCTAGCCTCATGATAGATTGTCAAAGTTAGCCAAAACAGGGCTTGTGTTATATCCATTAACTCACCACCTTCCTAGCAAATGCACACTCACCACCGCGTTTCATAAATACTTCTGCAAAATCATCAAGATCCATCACCCAGTAGCCGTTACGAATACGATTCCATAATGGCCATGAGTTTGGTCCGCCAATAAGCCTGTGGTATAGATTAATAAACGTAGCCGCTGAACAATGTCCACCAACAACCTCCCCACCTGGAGTACTAAGTCCGTCTACTTCCCTGGGATACATCATACCCTCAGTCCATTCAAGCCCAAGAATAGCACTACCGTAATAATCAATACCACGAATAACTTCATCAACAGTTCTTGCTCGACAATATGATTCAATCAAACCTTCTTGCTTTGCAGTCTGCATTACTGCTGCAAGTGACGTGCCATAACTAATTGGCTTCGATCCCGGTCTTTCCGAGCCTGGCCATTGATCATTATCCTGGCAACGAAAGTAAAACTCAAGCGCCCATTCATCTCCAAGAGTTCTTATCCCAGGCTCATGCTCAAGAAATGCTGCAAATCCAAATCCTCCGCAAGCACTCCACTTATCTTGATTAAGCAATGGCTCTTTGAATTTCTTTACACGATACTTGCTGATCAATTCTCGATATCGTAAGTCAATACCATCATCAATAGGTGGTACTGCAAGAAGATTCGGAGCAAGAGGATCAGGCTGAAAGATCAAACCACAACGTGAGTCTTGCGTTTCGCTACCATCTTTGAGTATCATCTCTTTACCTTTCGTGGTTCATTTATCTTAGACTTGGTCTGTTCAAATTGCATATAGGTCAAGGTTGTTATATTACTATTCATATCTGTAATTGCTCGAAGAAGCGCTTCATATCGTTCATCAGTTCTAGCTTGCCCTTGGGCAAGTGTATCAACTTGTTTTGATAAAGTCCTAATATCTGATGACATAGCAGCAGCATTAGCAGTATACTGCATTCGCATATCATCCTTTATTTCCTTAGCATAAATATATGAGCCAGCTACAAATGCTGTAATCAAGACCGCCCAGCCTGCTATACCAGACTGCCATCTTTGAGAATTTTGTCTCCGCTCCACCTCGTCACCATGCACACCACATACACCAGTCTCAGCAAAATTACATTTCACTGTCTCGTGCTCGCCTATTTCATGCTCGGACATTCGATCCCCTTTTTGTTATGCCTCGTCTTGTACATTAGGAAAGTATTCTCCTTGGTAATGTCTTTCATCAGGTCGGTCTCGATATTTATCCCGAGCCTCTTTTAATCGTTGTAGTCGATCCATCACGGTTGGATTTGCAAACGGATTGAGGTCTTCTTTCTTATCACCTGCAAACCAGTTAAAAAATAGCACTCCCATTGTACTGACTGCTGAAAGATACAAGATCCCAGCTTTCATCAATGCCTTAATCATCTTCCAAGTTTCAAGATTAGATGCTAAGATTAAATTAACAATATTAAGAAAAAATCTACCATTCGCACCCATGAACGCGGAAACTGTTTTTGCCGATACGGAAAACTCTACATCATGACAAAGGCCAGCCGGAGCAATATTGACTCCTTGAATCGTATCGGGAACAATTGCATCTCCCCAACCTTGGCCAGCACCACAAAATGTTGGCCACTGATCAGGCGGAAGATCATAAGGCCATGATGGGACGAGAAATTCTGGTACTGTCAGAGTTGCTCCATGACTGGTAATTTTGACGAAGTTCATTTCTTCTTTTCCTTCCTCCAAACCCAAGGCTGAACTGGAGCAGGGCCAGACCACAGCCCCACCCGATTGCCTGCAGAAATACCTTGTAGCTTTTCCCAGGCCTGACAAAACGACTTCTTACAATACTGTGGATAAATCCAAGCATAACCTGCAAGCAAAAGCTGTTCCTGCA